ATTAAAGAGTCAGCGAGTAGAACTGCCGAAGAAGCAGGTGATGGAACTACAACAGCAACCGTCCTCGCCCAGTATATTTATAATGAAGGCCTTAAATACAAAACTGCCGGGTTTGATGTTGCACTTCTAAAAGAAGGTATTGAATATGCACGCGATCAAGTTATTGATAATATCAGATCACAAGCATCTGAGGTAGGTTCACAAAAAGATCTTCTTAAAGTTGCAACAATATCAGCAAATGGTGAAGAAGAGATAGCAAAATTAATTGTTAATGCAATTGAAGCCGCAGGTCCAGACGGGCATGTTATTGTAGAAGAGGCAAAGGGATTTAGCAGTTCCCTCACAGTTGTCGAAGGCTTCCAAATGGAACGAGGCTTTTTGTCTCCTTATTTTGTAACAGATAAAAATAAAATGGTTACAGAATTTAAAAAACCATTGATACTAATGGCTGACAGAAGTTTTACATCTATTCGAGAATTAATGAAACCACTCGAAATAGCGTTGGAAATGGGAAGACCTATTGTGGTTATCGCCAATGAAATTGAAGGTGATGCAATGCAAGGTTTGGTTTTAAATAGAACAAAAGGGTCACTTCAAGTTGCTGCGATTAAGTCACCAGGTTTTGGTGGGACAAGACATGACATGTTATTAGATCTAGAGTCGATTATCGGCGGTAAAGTAATAGATAGTGGTTTTGACATGACATCTTTTGAAATGGAAATGTTTGGTACATGTAAAAAAATTGTTATCCAAAAGTCTAAAACACTTATCATTAATGATGATAAAAAAACAGACACTGCGCAAGACAGAATGAAAACAATTAAAGAACGATTAAATTATCCTGGGCTCACTAACGAAGAGAGGGCAGTTTTACGTTATCGACTACAACAACTTTCTGGAGGTATTGCGATTTTAAGAGTAGGTGCAGCAACTGAATCAGAACTTATTGAAAGATATGACAGAGTTGATGATGCTCTCCATGCAACGCGTGCTGCAATTGAAGAAGGCGTGCTGCCAGGCGGAGGGATTGCTTTGTACGCAGCTTCAGACAATATCAAGGATATTACAAAGGACATGTTAGAAGAGGATTTTAAGACAGGATATCAGCTCTTAAAGAATGCATGCGCGCAACCCTTTAGACAAATTTTAACGAATGCTGGGTTAAATCATACAAAAATAATGTCAAATATAAGATCAAAAAATGCAACAGGCTATGATGTAAGAAACAAAAGATTTGGAGATATGTTTGAATTAGGTGTGCTAGACCCTGCAAAAGTATCTCGTTGTGCGCTTGAAAATGCTGTGTCAGCTTCAACAATGTTGTTGCTTGCAGATTGCTCACTTATTGAAGTTAAAACAAATTTATCAGAATAGTTATACATCGTATTGTTAATGTAGGTAAATATGTCTGAATATAAACTTCAAAGAAAAATAGCTACTGCCATTGTCACACTCAAAATTGAAAATGAAACCCATGTTCCAGACTTAATGACAAGGATTCGAATATTACCAGGCGTGGCTGTAGTTGGTCAAAAAGATAAGGTTGCAAGATTTTCAGATGGTGATGGAAGACTTAAGTTAAGCATAAAGTTTTTACCACAATCTGAAGAGATATACTCGAGTCTTAAAGACATGTCCGGTCTAGTTAAAAAGTTACCTGGTGTAAAATCAATAGGTATTGAGAGTTTTAATAAGCGAACAATTACAATGCAAGGTAAAAAAATAATTTTTTAATGTAATTCTTGTTTTTTTTGGCTTATAATACTATTAAGCTTTCAAAGGAGGACATTATGAGCTTATATTATAGTAAAAGTGATGATTTATTCAATACTTTTTTTGGAGATTCTAAACTTAAGTTTGGCAATTATTCAAGTTCAAAATTTAACGTGTATACAAAAAAGAACTCGACCGGTATTTTTATTGAAGTGTTGCTTCCTGGTTTTTCGAAGTCTGATATTTCATTAAAAACAAATGGTGAGACATTTACAATTGAATGTAAAAACTCAACAGTATCTAATGATCGAGAATATACTACACAACAATTTAATTCTCTAGAGAGATTTAAAAGAACATGGAACGTTCCAAAAAATTTTGACGTTGAAAACATTACAGCGTCGTATGATTCAGGCATTTTGACATTGTTTTTGCCAGAGTTTAAAAGAACTAGTTCATCTCGAACTATTAAAATTGATTAAATTAATTAATTTTTAAGTATAATTGCGTGGTTTGTTAAAAAATGTAACGGCCGCGCAATTATTGTATAATAATTAAGTAACCTATTAATTCTTAAGGAGAAAATAACTTATGTCACAAAACTTAGAAAGCTATTTTAGTTCAATAAAAAACAATACACGGCTATTAACAAAAGAAGAAGAAATATCTTTGGCAAAAAGAATTGAAAAAGGAGATAAACGCGCAAGAGATATTATGATTGAATCAAACCTTAGACTAGCAATATCTATTGCAAAAAAATATGCAAAATACGGTGGTAGTTTAGAAGACTTAATTCAGGAAAGTAATATTGGTTTAATAACTGCAGTTGATAAATTCGATTGGCGAAAAGGTAATAAATTTTCTACTTATGCAACATGGTGGATTCGACAGGCAGTTACACGTAGCTTGACGTCTGAAAGCACACTTTTAAAAGTTCCTTCTCATACACTCGCAAATTCTAGAAAGATTTGGCAATTTAAACAAGATTACAGTGAAGAATTCGGTCGAGAACCTTCTATTGATGAAATCTGTACAGCCTTTGATCTTTCAGAAAAACATGTTAAAAATGCCATGGCTTCCTCTAAAGCAAAATTTACCTCTTCTTTAGATATGCAAATTGGTGATGAAGGAAACAGGACTTTAGCTGACATCATTCCAGATAACAATCAATCCATAGAAGAAATTATAGACAATAAAAAAATAAAAGAATGTATATTAAACGCCCTTAAATCTTTGACAAAAAGAGAAGAACTAGTCTTAAGGTTAAGATTTGGTCTTGATGACTTAACTGATGATGATGATAATATTTGCACAATTAACAACTAACTTATAATAACAAAAAAGGAGAAAACATGTCTATGCCTAAAGGATTTAAAAGCGAAACAGGATATGGTACATCAAAACAATTTGAAGGGAAAACCTATCATGAAATTGCCAAAATTATGAATGAAGCCGGTTTTAAAATGAATCACTCAACAGCAAGAAATCTATTTGTAAATGCTTTAATCAAGGTTGCTGATGAAATCACAACTCTTTACAATCAAGATCATAAAAAAGAAGATCTTAAAAAATTAGCAATCAATCCAGATTTTCAAGAGTCAGTAAGGGATTTTATGGATACTTAGTATTATGACCTTTAAAACAACATCCAACATTATCATTAATGATTTAAATTTTAGAACATCAGTTTTAGAATCACTAGATTGGGATGAGCTAGTATGCAATGATTTTTTTATATACTTAGAACAGAGTCTAGAAAACAACCTCTCAATTGAGGAATTGTTTTCAGACATTATAAGTCTTTATAATAAAAATCTGGCAATAATTATCAAGGATGTATTTGAAGAAGTATATTATAATTACTCAGAGGAGAAGTCTTGATAACACTAGAAAGTATACTAAAAAGAAATAAAAAAACTTTATTGTCGTTTATTCAAAAAAATAAATTAACGTCTTATGATGATTTAATACAATATTGTAAACGACGAAAATTTATTCCTTGCAAAGAGGAAGATTATAATAAAGTTTTAGATGGTAAAAATGAAAAACAAAGATCTGATTGGAATAAGAAGAGCACTGGCGGGGAAACTAGTAAAGCACAAAAAAAGCGAAAAGCTAGGAATAGTTCTAAAAGAAAACAAGATACACCCAAATTACCTGATAGTAATGTCTAATGGTAAAATTGAAGATTGGCATATTTTATCAATCGAACGAGATACTTATGCTATATAATATTTATAGGAGTTAATTATGTCTCAAAGTTGGCCCAAACCAGGCGTAGGTCATGTAGGTGAATATCAAGTATCAGGTCATGTCTTGCCAATAACAGGCTCGTCTGCTATTATTAATTTAAACTATTTAGCCAGTTCAATTACTGTTTCAGCAGTAGGCGGCACAGCTGAGATTACATTTTATGATAGCGGAAGCAATGCAGTCGGACACACTGTCCCTTCAGATGGAACTATACGATTTACTGGTAAATTCAAAAAGTTTAAAGTTGCATCTCCTGGAGACGCACTGGTTGAACTTACAAACATACCTGCTTCAAGCTATAATGCACCAATATTTACTGATCTGTTTACAGGGTAAAAATGCCCTATAAAGTCGGCGACTTAGTTACAGTCAGAGAAAGGGGAGCATTGTCGTCTGACAATGCTTTTTCTTTTGGTATTGTCATTAAAGTTGAAGATATTGCAAAAACAAAAATATTAGATGATATGTGGAATACTAAAATATTTGAAAGGAAAACTTTGTACAAAGTAATTACAAACGGTAAAATTAAAACATTAGATAACTACTTAATCAAAGGAAAAGCATGAATATTTTTATTCTAGATCATGATCCTGCTAAAGCAGCAGAGTACCACTGCAATAAACACGTTGTCAAAATGATATTAGAAGCAGGACAAATGTTGTGTGCAGCTCACTGGCTTCACCTACTTAAAAATTATTATGATGGTGATATAACAGATTTTAAGAGAGTGCGTGATATACAAACGTGGCTTTATAAAAATACACACCCTCTCGAGCAACCACCTTGGAAATTATCACATATGCGTCACCCGTGCACGATTTGGACAAATGAATCATATTCAAACTATATGTGGCACTGGCAATTAGGCGTATCACTTTGCAAAGAATATACAAAAAGATATAAAAAGGTTCATAAATCAGAAGTAGTATTAGACTGGCTAGGTAAAAATACACCTCGTCTAATGAAAGATAAAGGGCTCACACCTTTTGCAATTTGTATGAAAGAAGAATATAAAGTGGGAGTCGATCCTATACAAAGTTATCGTTCCTATTATATTAAAGATAAAGTTAGATTTGCTAAATGGGAGCCAAGATCAAATACTCCTGTCTGGTTTAAAACAGGAGTTCAAAATGAAAAAAACAAGCATTAGCCAAGAAGAGATTAATAGACTAGTAGAGATTAGAAGCTTTTTGATTAAAAATCACAGTCGTTACAGAGATTACAAAAGCAATAAAAATGCTATCATGAAAGAAACAGATCATATTTTAGTCGTTGAAAAAGCGATTAAAGATCTAGATCAATTTTTAAAAGAATACGTAGACTTTAAATAATATAGATGTTTTTATTATAGAAGCCTTGATAATTATTTTATCGAGGTTTTTTTGCGTTTTCTAAGAGATAAATTTAAATATATTGTTTATAGTTTTGTTTTGGGACTAAGCATCGGAATCTTTTTAAAAGGTGTTTATCAATACACTGCTAAACAACCATGCAGTTGGAAGTCTAAGCCAATCATTATTAATTGTATTGGCCCTGAACTTGAAGAAGAAACAATTCAAAGAGCAATTGAATTTTGGTCGTCTCATGGTGAACATGTTCTTTTTTATGAATATGACATGTCTAAATCAATATGCAATCAAACAACTAGACTAGATGGGTTTATTCTTCTTAAAAAAGATGATGGGTTTATAAAGGAAGATAATGTACTTGCGTCAACTAAAAGATACACAAGTTATATTACAACAATAGTTGCTAGTGAAATATACTTTAAAGAAGGTACTTATAATATTATTCTATTACTAGAGCATGAGTTTGGTCATGCTTTTGGCTATAATCATAAAAAAATACCCGGCAATATCATGCACCCTTATTATGACCTGATGGGTGAAAAATTTTAACCTATAAATAATATTGTACAGCTAATATAGACATTGCCAGAGCAACACTGAGTACGGTTTTAAGCGTAAACATTGTTTCGCCCATAAGATACCATGTAAGCATAGGAAAAACAAAATAAGATATTGCTGCTGCTAAAAATCTAACTGACCATAAGCTTTCCACGTTTTCATACGCAATTTTTGTACCGTACCAAAAAAATAAACCTGCAGGAGTACCAAAAAGAAGAGTTGCTAAAATTGCTTTATCTTTCCAAAATTCCCATACAAACTGTGCATTTCCAGCAAACCATCCAAATACATGTCCAAGTATAAAGAGAAATGCAGATATCATAATTGGATTAATCATAAGGATTGTATTTCACCACAGTTGTAAAATGTACTGTCTCAGTTCCTGCAAAGTCGCTTGCTAATTTAAGTCCCCATCCAATAACATCACCTTCAGAAAATGTTGCTCCTTCTCCCATAAAATCAAATGTATAAACCTGCCAGGCGACGTCTCCATTTAATGCAACCTCAGCTGTTGGTGTCGAGCTGTATGAATTAGTTGTTCCAGATCCTTTGTGAAAGGAGCATGTTAGATCTGTTGTAGAGAAGTCAGTATTTGCTTTAACTTGAACTTTAATAACCTCACCTGAAAATGGCATAATTTGAAAATTGACAGAAGAAGGTCCTACACGCTCAGTAAAAGAATCTTCTGAAGGAAAATAAATTCTATCATATCCTGTTGCTGGGTTTTGAAAAAGACCATGGTCGACAGAATATATTCCACCAAGAACAATATCACCATTTTGATCTGTTATTCCTGCTGAACCGGTTATTTGGGATATAGTTACAGACTCACCTTTTTTACTAATAACTTTTGTCATGTCGTTAGCAGTGTACCCTGCATCAACAGCGGTTTGTTCACTTGATACGCTGTTATTAATGGTCACGTTTGCTTTTTGCGATGCACTTCTTGGGACAACATCTATATCGACTGTGACATTTCCGTATATGGTCGAAAGCGTTTTAAAAGCGAATATAAAACCTGCTGTGGTTGTTTCTTTTGTCCATATTTGTGGCTCTATATACCTGTTGCCATTATATTCTTCATCATAGGAAGTTGACCAACTTAGATCTGGGAGTGGATCACCTGATCTTAAAGCAGCATTAAAGTTTACAATGTGTGTTTCTCCGGCATTTTGTGCAGTAATTCTTCCAATGACTTGATAGTTTTGACTATTTGCATCTGGTATAATAGTCAAAACTTTTTGATACTCGTTTGCTGAAAAATAAGATCCATTTGCATTACCTAAGTAATACTGGTTAAATTTCATTGTATTTGAATTAAAATATTCTACAGTGTTGTAAGTTGAAACCCCTTCAACTGAAATGTCTGTGCTGATATTTGCGCTCCCAGTTACAATCAAGCCATGTATATCATCACCTGCAGTTCCGTCTATAATGACGCCTTCATTAAATCGAGCTGTTGATGCTCCCATATTTTTTATTCTTGCCACATTATTCTCCTAATTGTTCTAGACTTTATTTATAATTATAAACTAGATAACCAAAGGATAAAAAACATGCGCGCTAAAAAAGGTGAATGGTTTTCTCTTAAATGGGAACCAAGAGACTATTACGAGAAAGAATCTTATAGACAACTCAAAAACTGTCCTAAGTTTGTTTGTGCCGAAAAAGATACAGAATCGATCACCCAAGAAATAGAAGAGTTATTCCCAAATTTACGAATTACATCAGCAAACCTAGCCGTTGTTTTTGTTAAAGAAAAATCAGGCCTAAAGGTGCCTACGCATTATATGCCTGGTGAGTTTATGCCAGGTGACAATCCAAAATACGATAATTGGTTGACAGACTACTATACAGTTGATAGTGATTTTACTAATCAACTAAAAAATAGAAATACTGTTCAGCAAAAAACAATTTACCTTGAGCACACTTCTAAGGTGATTAGACATGATATGCATAGCGGAATTAATACCTACATACCTCGTGGTCTTAAGGTGTTATTAGAAAAACTAGATGAAGATACAATTAAAAATCTTAAACTTAGAATTCCTTTAAAGCTTCTGGAAGAAGGTCTTAAGCATGCACAGCAAGTTTATAAAGGAGTTTATGCATTTACCAACCTAGTTAAAATAAAACCACAGGTCGAAAAAAATGTTTATAATTTAAAAGAAATTTTAGAAGAGTTTTTAGAAAAGTCTGCCTATAGGAAATATGTTAAAATTGAAGACTTGCCTGAAAAAGAAGTTAATCCCGCGTTGTTTTGTATTGCTATTGACAATTTTATTAAGAATGGCGTGACATATAACGAAAGCAAAGAAAAATCTGTTAGAGTCTATATGAAATACAAAAATGTTCTTTGTATTGAGGACAATGGAATAGGTATGACTCAATATGAATACGACCTGCAATCTTTACCCTATATGAAAACCGACATTGGAGACGAAGAAGCTTCTTTGGGAATGGGAATTAATATTGCAAATGCCATTATTGAGGAACATGGTTGGACTATACAGGTCAATAAACTAGAAAGAGGTACATCAATAGAGGTAGTTTTATGATAAAAAAGATATTTAAGTATATTAAGTGGTTTTTTGAACCATCACCGCATGATAGAAAATGTGCTGAAGCGTGTAAAAAAATTCAATCACTAAAAATAGAGTATGTAAAAAACCCAAGCGAGACATTAAAAAATGAAATTAAAAGACTTGAAAAGTTATGTGAAGAAAAATATACTGACGGATAGAGTTAGCGCTCAATCTAAAGTTTGTCTTTCTTTAGCAATAACAATAATGGGAATGTTTTTTTGTGTCCAAAGTCTTATTGTCTTTAAAGTTATTAAGTCATCATATTTGACTGCGCTATTTGGTTATGCATGCATTTTGCTGTTTACTCCGCCTTTTGCGATGTTTGTTAAAACATTTATAGATAGAGTAAACAGCAATGAAATAAAACTTCTTGAAGAAGTGATGGAAAAAAATACTTATTTGGAGCATGCTGCTAAAATTCTTAGACATGATATGCACAGCGGAATTAACACCTATATACCTCGAGGACTTAAGTCTTTAGAGCGAAGGTTAGATAAAAGCTTAATTAAAGAAAAAAAGCTAGAGTCACCTTTGAAACTCTTGCGAGAAGGCTTAGCCCATTCACAACAAGTATATAGAGGTGTTTATGAATTTACTAACCTTGTTAGAAAAGATGCGACACTTCAAATAATACCAGTTAACATAAAAGAGGCACTAGAGAGTTATCTAAAAAGAACATCATACAAAGATCAGGTCTTAATTGAAAGTTTGCCTGAAGTTTGCATTAATGAGTCTCTTTTTTGTACAGCTATTGATAATCTCATAAGAAACGGTCTTAAATATAACGACAGTGATACTAAATGGGTTAAAATAAAAATGTTAGATAAAGACACAATGGCCATCATTGACAATGGAAGAGGTATGTCTCAAAAAGATTTTGACAAATTAATGTTGCCTTATTCGAGAAAAAAGAATCAAAAAGAAGAAGGGACGGGATTAGGGCTTAATATTTGCGTAGCAATTTTAAACGAACATGGTTTTAGTATTTCTTGCGAAAAACTAGAGCAAGGAACAATGATAAGGATAAATTTCAATGATAAATTCTATACTTTTAGTGGATGACGAAAACTTATTTCATCTTGTCTTTGAGGACGCTTGTTCTCTTTTAGATATTACACTTAATCTCGAGTCGTTAACGTCAGCCGACGAAGCTGCTAAGCTTTTTGATCAGTGGCAAGGCAAACCTGATCTTAAACCTGATTGTGTATTTGTTGATCTTAATATAATTGGTTCATCATTTAACGGAATTGAACTAGTTCGTAAAATCAATTACGAATACGGCAATGGCGTGGTTGTTGGAATTATCTCATCGTCAGCAGACAAAGAAGAGATGGGGAAAGCAATACAGGCAGGTGCTCAATTTTGGATTGTTAAGTCTGATGATATTGAGCCACGTCTAGAAGAGTTTAAAAAAGATTACGATGGCTATGTCAACAGAACAAATTCATGGAAAGTATATAAATGAAAATTAAGCTTTGTCCAGAAGATAAGAAGCAGCTGTTAGACATTGCAGAAAGCCGCAGAGTGCATTTAGAGGGAAACATTGTTAAGTTAATTGACCCTGAAGACGACAATGATTTTAAAGTATATCTGCAAACATGTCAAGAAAAAGACACAGATAACAGAAAGAAAAGATTGGAAATAACGCGCCAAGTTCAAGATCAGAATAAAGAATTAGAAGAAAAGGCAAAAGAAAATGACACTTTAATGATTGATCTTAAAGAAGCACTTAAAGAAGCAGAAGGAGCAAAAGAAGCTGCTGTTAACGATCTAGACTTGATGCAGAAGAAGACTCAGTTTGAATTAATTGGTAATATAGTTAATGTGGCACTTTGGATAATTGTTGGAGTTGGTATCATGACAACTATTTTATATATGACTGCGCTATTTACAAAGGGATCTGGCGCTGATACAACACTTATTGGCAATACCTGGTCGAATTTGCTCGGTATACTACTAACAAACTCTTTTAGTATTATAGGCACCATTATGGGTGTCAAGTACGCTAGTGAAAATAGCAAGAAGGAAGAAAAGTGAAAATTACAAAAAGACAATTATCACTATTAATTGAACAGTATCTTTTAAATGAAGCTGTACATGACAAGGTTGCAGCACAATTACGTATCACAGATCCAGACAAGATAGAGCAGCTAAGAATTGCTTCTGAAATACCACACCGGCTTCAGAAACCTGAGCTTATATGGATAGGTAATTACTTTATATCCCCTGCAGGTATACAGTCAAAAGAGAAAATAGAGGATATTATTGCTTCAATAAAGTCTCTAAAGCAAAATAGAGCAGCGATTGAAAGAAAGGGCGGTTCTGCTAATCTAGAAGACTATTCAACTCCAAGAGAAATTGATGTTGCTGTTGCATCGGCACGAGGTTATGCACATGAAACTCAATTAAATGATCAAGCAAACATAGCATATGAAGATAACAACTGGATTCTTTGGGTGCCTCACACAAGAGAAGCTTCCTGCACCATCGGACGCGGAACTAATTGGTGCACATCAATCCCAGGAGCAGGTAATAATCTTTTTTATAATTATGTAATTGGAGAACGCGCAATACTTTTCTACCTGGTTAAGAAAAATCCGACAGAAGGTGACAGTCCAGAGACGACTCATTTTTCTTTAGGTACTGTCGGCGGGAAAATACCTTTTGCTAAAAAAGAAGGTGAAGGTGGAGGTAGTATCGTCGTCGACGGGGCCAATCATGGCTTAACTAGGCAAAGATTTGAGTCTTTGGTAGGCCAGGATTTAGCAGATCATTTAATAAGTTTGATAGAAAATTATGCTAATAAAGGTTATCAGCACCCAAGTTCATCAAAAATATTTGAGATGCTAAGAAATCCCGCGTTATATGTCGTTGAGATGCGAGGTAAATCTGTTGATGTAAAGTTTGACTTAACAGCAGTTTTATTAAATACTTATAAAAGAGCTTTATTTGATTCTGGAAGTGAACTAACAACAGAAGATCGTGAAGCAGTTATAAAAGTCTTTACTGACACGAATGATCCTTTTCATCAAGCTATAGTTAATTCAACAGAAATAAAACAAAAAGATATTGACGACTATAAAGATGCTATTGTACAAAAAAATGTCTTAGAGTCACAAAAATTTAGTAAAGTCATTTATGATGGTGATCAGATCTTAGATGATACTAGCGAAGTTAAAAATCGTACAGGTAATAATAGTGTCAATACAGAATTCTGCAAAAGATTAACAGAATTAAAAAGCCAATCACTATCCGCAATATTTAAAAAAGTAGAAGATTTATCAGACGAAACAGCCAATTTATGGGATCATACTGCTATGTCAGACCTAGGTGATGGATATGTCGGGTATGCCGGAGATCTTGAAATAACAGACGTTCTTAAATATGTGTTAGAGAATGAGACAGTGGAGATACAGAACTTAGACGATAGCGTTGCAGGTGCCCTTATTGAAATATTGTTAGCATACCATGCTGATTTATTGTTTCTTCGAGGATACGGATTGATTAAAGATCCGTACTATAATGAAGGAGGATGGCATACTAATGATCATGATGCAGATGTTCAGACAATTGAAGAATTTATGAATACTGATAGGGAAAAAATGATGTGGGTCGACAGCAGTCATTGGGGATATTATCCCGGGCAGTTTTTTACAGAAGGCGAAATTAGGAGTTATTTGAGTAATAATTATAGTCAGGATGTTATTGCATACCTCAACGCGAATGTTCTAGAATTTGCACCTGCGTAATAGGAAGATAAATGAGAATAACAAAAAGACAACTAAACTTACTAATCGAACAATACCTTTTAAACGAAGCAGTGCATGATAAAGTTGCTAACCAACTAGGTATAACAGATCCTGAAAGAATAGAGCAATTGAGAATTGCTTCTGAAAAACCACACAGTTTGCAAAAGCCTGAATTGTTATGGATAGGCAAGTATTTTACTACCTCTGAAGGTATGCAAACAAAAGAGCCGATAGAAGATATTGTGGGATCAATTAAGTCTCTAAAACAAAATAAGTCAGCTTTGATAAGGAGGGGAAGTGCCACTAATTTATCAGATTACGAATCACCAGGTCAGATTAATATTGCTGTTTCCTTATCCCGTGGATTTGTAGATATCAGTCAACTAAGTGAACAGGTCGACGTTCTATATGAAGATGAAGATTGGACACTTTATATGCCACACTCAAGGGAAGCTTCCTGCACTATTGGGAGAGGTACCTCATGGTGCACTGCAATACCGGGGCCTGGTAATAATCTTTTTTATAACTACGTAATCGGCGGACGAGCGATACTTTACTACTTAGTCAAGAAGAAAAAAGAAGAAAATGAAGGCCCAGCAACAACTCATTTTTCACTAGGTACAATAGGGGGAATAATTCCATTTCCGAAAGAAGGGGAAGGGAGCGGTCACATTGTTGTTGATGGTAGCAATATCGGTCTATCCAAGGCAAGATTCTTAAGTTCTGTAGGAGAGCAACTAGGCAATCAGCTGATATCAGTAATAGAGCAACATTCAAAGCAAAACAGGAACAATCATCCAGCAAAAAACAAAGTAATGGAGATGTTAAAAAATCCTGCTTTGTATGGGGTAGAAATAAGAGGCAAGTCTATAGATGCAAGATACGATTTTACTGGAATGTTAACTAGTACGTACAGAAACATGATGGAATCGAATAAAGTAACAAAAGAGGAAGATAATTTAATAGCTGATGTATTTACTAATCCGGATAATGATTTTCATAAATTAATTGCTGCTGCAACTGAAATCAAACAAAAAGATATCAATGCCTATGAAACAGCTGTAAAATCAAAAGATACAGCACAGATGCAAAAATACGGCAAAATATTTGCAGACGGTGCAACTATTAAAGAAGCTGAGTATGCAATTAGAAGCATAGCCGAAGACCCGTCTTTAGATGAATCAGGAACGAGTGGTTATAGATTCTGTAAGAATTTAGATAAATTATCCGGATCGATTCCTTACTATTATTATCAAATGGTTGAAAGAATGGCAAATGACACAGCAATTGCATGGCAGTCCAAGACACCTGATGAGGATTATGTAATAGAGACTGATTTAGAAGTTACGCCTAGTATCAGATATTATATTGAAGAGGATCCGTCTATTAATGGTATAGAAAGCATGTTAAATAAATATTTTGATGAATTTATAGAAATGCTAGGGGTTTATCACGCAAATATACTAATAGGCCAAGGATACTGTGTTGTTCATGATCCGGAAGAACATAATAATACAGGTCAGTTACATCACGAAAACGCTGGACTGCCGGTTGCATATATCGAAGACTTTATAGAAGCAACAAGTGATGATGATTATGCGTTGTGGTGGACCAATGATCAATACCCAGAATATCGATATGAACCCTTTACAAGTAGTGAAATACAAAACTATATGCGAGGTAACTTTTCTCTAGAGTTTGTTGATTGGTGCTCCATGCGTGGATTTACTTTTACATAGGGTAAATAGTCTGTTTTTAATGTAATATCAATTAAAACTATATATAATAAAACTATACGGGCCCGTAATGGCTTCGACGGAATAGAATCAAGGGGAGAATGCAAGCAGGGAAGATACGCCCTTAACAGTTCAAATTTTATAGTTGCAAATAATAACGCACACTTCGATTCAGTAGCAGTAGCTGCTTAATTGACGCCGGTATCTCTTCCGGTGCAAAACAAGAGGTTAGTCAGATGGGTGAGACGAAAAATTATAAGGGAGTCTAGCGGACTTTGCCGACACCTAAAATGGTTATCCACGTGGTATGTGGTGGAACTCAAGGTTACCTAGAGTTGGTGGAAAGAGGTGGCTATCCTTGTTATCAGGAGAAAAACGATAACTAAGCTTGTGAACGACTCAAACTAAGACTATTGCGGACGCGGGTTCGACTCCCGCCGGGTCCACCATTTTTTTGATTTTTCATCATGATCTGTATAATTATAGATAAAAATGAGGTCATAATGAAAATAACAAGAAGTCAATTAAGACGATTAATAGAAGGAATGATCGGATATCCGGACAAGCCTCCTGTAAATGCAAAAAAACACCTGTCGAGCGACCAGTTTGGCCCTAAGTTAGGCGGCATGCTAAGATCAGATGACCCTGCTTTTCGTAATCAAGGTATTAATTTAGGTGCAATCCTAGGTGATGACGTACTAGATGTTTTAGACAACATGCCAACATCTCAAATCGACTCTTTTATTGACAGTGGTGAAGGTTCCTTGGACAAAAAAGAAGCGCTATTTCAGTCAGTTTTAGAAAATGCAGAATCATTGTCACCATGGAGAGGCAAACAAGTCTCTTCATATTTAGTAATAGGATATGGAGATGAGTTTGACTTATTAATTGACGGTGATATTCTCACAGACATTTATGAAACTATAGCTGATGGTCGAGATGCTGAGGCTAAACAAATTGCATACGACTATTTAAATACAGAATTTTTAAATTCAAATCAAAAAATTGCAAATTGGTATAATAGTAATGTTGCCAGTGATCAAAATTTTCAAGGTTACTCTTCTTTTGCAGACTTTTACTTTAATCAAAAATTTGACGATATTCACATTTATGGAATATTACCATATGAATTTGATGTAGCTGGGTGGAATCGATATACTGCAGATAAAACTTTTAGAATTTATAAGAAAGGATTACCAAGTATTACTCGTTCAACCGGTCCTGAAACTCGTAGACAAGTATATATACTTGCTAAAGCATTTGGTTTCCCATCACAAGGATTTGGTAGCCACCCCGTTGATTTTTATTTTTATGATCAGGAAAAAGGCGAAATTGTGATTGGATGATATCATTGTTATTTATTATATTTTAATTTTTACTAAATTCTAAAGATAATTACTAATATCGTATTAAAAAATAAACAGTTTGTAGCGGGGTTAGATCATATATGAAACTTACAAAAAGAAAACTTAGAAAAATATTACTCAAGGAAATGGACCTCATGGGAATGGGAATTGACATGGGACAAGTAATGCAAGCTGTACAAGGATTACTTGCAGCTGGATTATCTTTGGGTGCTGTTATGGTAGCACTCTTATCAATGTTGGGACCGGTCATGTTTAATGGATTTATTGATGGTTATTACAGAGGCTTATTTTCAGAAAATGAATTTAAGCGATTTGTAGAATTGCAAAAAACTGATCCTGAAGCAGCAAAGAGATATGCCGATCGTATTATTACTACGAAAGGATATAGTGCACCATCTGAATCAGAATATGGTCAGCCTGTTCATCTAGCAACAGGTGAAGTCGATGCTAGACATGCACGTGACTATACTGCACAGCATGGTGATATCGATTTTGACCCATATGACGATGATCTAGATTATTAAATTTTAATTAATCAATTTACACAAGATAATTAAGGCATGAGGAAGGAGAGTTCTTTATGTCTTTTTTATTGTCTGAAGGTTTGAGTTATCACATTGATAAGTCTTTACCGATTAGAGAGAGTGTATATCGTCCGGGCTCTGAGATGTTTTTTCATTTTATCTCTGAAGCGAAAAGATGTTACCGCCAAGGACTGTTTGAGGTTGATGCATATGATCATGACCTGTTAATGTCAGACATAGGAGAATACGGTCTGTGGGAAGGTAATGTCGTCCCCTTAGATTATCCTATTCCTGCTGAGTTAGATACTCTAAATGAATCTGAGGAATTCGTGCCTAACTTAAATGATGCTGAATACAAAGGTAAAAAAGTAAAACTTAATAAGCCTCAGCGAGGTGGTTCAAAAAAGTTTTATGTCTATGTCAAGAATCCTAAGACAGGTAAGATTAAAAAAGTATCTTTTGGCGCAAAAGGCATGTCAGTCGGTCTCAAAGATCCCAAGCGTAGAAAATCATTTGCAGCTCGTCATAAGTGTAGTGAAAAGAAAGATAAGACTAAGGCAGGTTATTGGGCGTGTCGAATTGGTAGATACCCGCATCTTTTTGGCGGAAAAACAAAATATACATGGTGGTAAGATATGGCACTAAATCATCAAGTACTTCGTGGGTTAGGTTATGTTCCTTCATATCAAGCATCTGCTGTACCTTTTTTGACTAGCTCTTTAACAATCCCCGTATCAACATCTGAACCGATTGTGATTAATTTTAATACTGTCACAAGATTTATTACAGTTACGAATACAAACGCTATTGATGATCCAAATTATCCATTGCGTTTTGGATTTTCTAGAAATGGTATCAAAGGTGTAGAAAACAATAATTATATTGTTTTAAACAATGGCGACTCATTTGAAGGAGCGTTTAAAGTTACTAGTATTTTTTTATTAAGTGACTCTTCTGTTTATTCATCGTCGGGTTCTATAGTTGCAGGATTGACTGATATACAGTCTTCACATTTAAGCCACAATTGGTCAGGTTCAATAGGGGTGGGATAATATGGGATTTACTAACTTACATGGAAAACAAGGAAAATCAACAAATAATCCTACAATTGGTTTTGGTGGCGTAGAAGTAAGTCAGCTGGTGCCGGTTGCACAAGGAGACTTCATATACGGAATACAGACGCCTCAAACTTTTGTAACTGCATCTTTTGTAGGCTCTTCTGTTACAGCTGCAAATGGCATGGCAGTATTAAATTGTGGCACTGATGTATCCGGCTCTGCGGTATTAAATTTAAGAAGAGGTATCAAATATAGGCCCGGCCAGGGTTCAATTATGAGAGCTACAGCTCTTTTTGATACACCGGTAGAAGATAATCTGCAATTGATCGGTCTAGCAAACAACGAAACCGGTTACTCATTTGGTTATCAAGGAACAGACTTTGGGATACTCCACAGAGAAACAGGTCAGCTAGAAATAAGAAAGCTAACCATAACTGCCGGTGCAACAAATGGGGAGACAGTTACGGTTACTTTAGACGGTGACGCATTTACTTTTGATATTGATATTGAAGGGACTACTTCAACTACACAAACAGCTTATAAGTTGTCTTTGGAAGATTATACTCAGCTAGGAGAGACGGGATTTCTGGTTGATGTTGTGGGTGCTGATGTGTATTTTATTTCTGGTAGGTGTAATCCTGATTTGACTGGAACGTATTCTATTTCAGGAACCGGTACCATCGCCGGAACTTTTACACGTGTATTAGCAGGTGCTAATCATGAAGAAACGTTTATTCCGACTGGTTCTTTTAATATTGATAAACTAGACGGTACCGGTCCGTCAGGGATGATCATAAATCCTCAAAGAGGAAATGTATATGAAATTGACTTTCAGTATCTCGGTTTTGGCAACGCAAGATTCGCCGTTGAAGATCCCAATACAGGAAGATTTACTAATTGTCATATGATTAAAAACGCAAATAATCGTATAACTCCGGTCCTTAAAAATCCTAATGTTCAAATTAGATTAGAATCTTCAAATAGCGGAAACACTAGTGATGTGTCAGTCAAGTCTGCATCTATGTCAGGTTTTATTTCTGGAGAGATAATAAAATTAGATCCAAAATTTGCTCAAAGTTTTGCTTTTACGAATCTTAATAAATTAACCTATCACCCGCTAGCAATGATTAAAACAAATAGAATTCATAAAAATCAATCTTGTTTTGGAGAGTTTGATATATTAAGGTTGGCAGGTTCAAATGAAGTAAGTTCGAAAACTTTAATTATTGGATTCTTTTTGGGTGCAGAAATAACAGGAAATGTTAACTACCAATTTGTTAACGATGAAAATAGTATTGTTTCAATAGCAACTTTAGACCCAACAACAAACTCACCTCCGAATACAATTAGTAATTTAAGTGATATTGTTCCTTTCCATGAAATTGTTGTAGGTCCTTTGGCGGGTGTATCTGAAGATTTGGACAAACTTGAATTTATATTTCCTCCTGGTGTTCCGCTTTTAATTGCTGTTAAAGCTACAAATACTGGTGTTAATGGCTCAGTTTCTATTAACTGGTTTGAACAGCAATAAAGAAGTTATGATGATGCGTCGAAAAAGAAAAAAGAAAAAGTTATGGAGTAAACAGTCTCTTTACGAAAGAAAAGACGGAAGTAAAGTTCTCATGGACAGCACGTGGGAAGTTGCAATGGCTAAAAGGTTAGATCATCTTAAAATAGTGTGGGAAAGACGAGAAGATATGAAGCTACCCTATCTGTCAAAGACAGGACGAAAAAGAAACTATATTCCTGATTTTTACCTACCTGATCATGATATATATATTGAGGTGAAAGGTTACTGGACAGATGCTGCAAGGTATAAAATGAACGCTGTTCAAGATGCAAACCTAGTAAAAATTGTTATACTGGAATCATTAGAAGCAGTTAACAAATTTACAAGATGGAAGTTAAAATGAAAATAACAAGAAGACAATTAAGACGATTAATAAACGAAGTCCGAATAAAACCAAGCATTCCTAATATACCTAGTGATGATGCCTTAGGTAAGGTTGATGACTTGGCGCGACAGGAAGAATTTCAACCTAGCGCTGATTCTTTAGCAGGTGCTTTTGGATATCCTGAAGATCGTAGTTATTCGGCCGATTTAAAAGGTTACGATAATCTTGAAGCAGAGATGGGTCGATATAAAATTGAAAAATATCTACCCGGATTCCTTAATTTACCCGAGGATGTAATTGAAGTAGTAGCGGAATTTGTGTTCTTGTCTGAAGTTCCCGTATTACATATACAACTTGATGAAGACATGGTTGAGCATGAATTAGGTGAAGACACTTATCATAGAGGCACACACTTTCAAGAAGTGCAAAAGCCGGAAAATGCTGAAATAGTCGCGATGACTAATGATTTTCGCGAGAACCCTAAAGCTCATGATGTTAAGTTTTATTATATCTATGCAGCTCATGGCTCTTACAATGGATCAGATCCGTTTGCAAGAATAGACCCGCATGGAATGGGCGACGCTCAAACAGGTTTTCATGATGGTTTCAGAGAAGAATATCAAAAAGTTACTACAAACCGCGCGCATAGAATTTCAAGTTTAGCAGTAGAGGAATCGTTTATTGAAATGATGAGAGCCTTGAGGCCTGATCACGAAGAAGAAGTAATTAATTGAGGTGAACATGAAAATAACAAGAAGACAATTAAGAAGATTAATAAATGAAACAATGTTACAGCCAACTTTCTTTTTAAATATGAAAGCGCGCCAAGAGTTTCTACCTAAGATCGTAGCAGATCCGAATGTACACCCAAAGATTAAGGATCTGCTAAAGAGTGGAGAAGAATCACAGACCAATCAAGGTGTAGAACTTTTGAAGTCTTTGAATCCCGAGTACATAGAAGAATTAGAATCTTATGAGTCACACCAAGATTCAATAGAATACGATAGAGAATTTGAAGACCAACGAGACAATCTGTTTTTTACCCGCATAAAGAGTATCGTTGACAAATATAAGTATGACATGGGCATTCCACTTAAGTCGGATATTTTAACGGTTGAAAACATATCCAAAGATACAGCAGCAGGTAGTTATACTGATCGTTCCAGTGGGCGTCGTGCAAAAAGGTTTACGCACAAAAGACTTCACGGTGCAGCAATTTATGCTACTGACAAAGCGACGCTTGAGCGAATAGCGCGAGAGCTAGACTCAGAAAAAGACATGGGTGGAGAACAGGCATACCATGGTGTTGGCGGAGCAGGCCAACCTCTACTTCCTTACATAAACGATTATTATCTGACAGCACTTGATTCAAATCTTAAATATAAAAATGAAATGCACAAGAAGGGAAAGTATGAGTTAAAAGTTTTTCCAGCTACTCCTGATCAAAGAATATATAAGCAACCGACACATCGCAAACTAAATGTGAGTATGTATGAGACGAAAATAAAAAGAAGACAATTAAGAAAATTAATATCAGAGTTTTTACATGAGAACACAAACACACAAAGATATCAAAACACTCCGTTAAGATCAAGAACTGTAGATAGTTTAATTAAAGACATTGAAATCGCTAAAAAAGAGTTTGGTAAAGTTAAGAAGCAAGATGGAAAGCATAGTTTATTTGACCTGGCTATGACAATGTTAGTTACAAGTGACACTTCTTATAGTAAAGGCGGCGGTGAAGGAAAAATGATAATAAATTTTGGTACCAGCTCAAGTACTCCAAGAAAAGTAGTAGCTCAGTTAGTTAAATATCAAGATAAAAATGGAAAAGAGTTCGAATCAATTGGCGTAAGGGATTTTAAATCAAACAAAGACTATGAGTTAGTCGACTTAAATAAATCTGGCCCTTATATAGATATACTGTTTGGTATTGACGGTTTACAAACAGTTTTTAAAGATAAAGGTAGATATACTAAAGTTTATAATCATCTATACAAAGAGTTTGAAAGAAACAATATTGAACCAAAACAGTTTGAAACGCCTGGTGAAAAATTTAGAAGAGAAAAAGAAGCAAATTTTGTTAAAGACAAGGATTATTATCTAGGTAAAAATCCCCATAAAAGACCGTGGTATTTAAAAACAGGAATTCCGGATGGTGTGACAGACCTGTTTTGATCTGTAAATCAAATTAAAAAATAGAATACAAAGAGATAAAAATGAAAATAACAAGAAAACAATTAAAAAAATTAATATCAGAGGCATATCAGCCCCCTATGGGCAGATCAGTTAGCGGAATTGCAAAGATTGACATGCAACCAGGTAGAGGATATGTTATTGAAGATAAACATGGAAATATTACAGAAACTGATAATCCTGTTATGATCTTAAATGAGCTTATGAGTCAAGGACATGATAGAGTATACGATAAAATGACAGAAGAGGTTGAAGATATTGAGACATATATCGAACAACTTGAAATGTTTATGGGAGACTTTGTAGAATATAGAGATACGGATGTCGATCCTTTGCTTGCTCATGACCCGCTAGATATTATGTCAAGAGACTTTGACAAAGATTATGATGTTGACTTGGATGTTTTCGATGAAGAGAGTGAAGAAGAATCTAGTTTTGACGATGATTGGATATAAGAGATTAATGCAATGAAAATAACAAGACGACAATTAAAAAAAATATTAATGAGAGAGTTTAGAGACACAGGATCGTATCGTAACTTTGACTTTGGATCATCATCAGGCGGAGGACAAATACCTCCTACACAACCGCCTAACGGCGGCGGTGGCGGAGGTGATGACGGTGGAGGCTTCGGAGGTTTCAGCGGAAGAAATAACAATCCTTGTGGGTTTGGAAGCCCAAAAGGTGATTACTATTACGATTTAGTATTTAATACTTTTGGTTCGTGGATGTCATCTAATATGAAGACTAATCCAAATGATAATGAATACGATAACTACTTAAGTCATTTAAAGCGGATATATCCAGAATTCACAATGGATATGGTTTCTAATGAGTATAATGAATTTTTTGAATTAATCATGACAGCAATTGCTGAATATGCATGTGCAAATAATATTGAAGATGTTGAATCAATATACTTTAATCCTATCCCTGCAATATTAGATTTTTAACTTTAATTTGTAAATTTTATAAAATTATCTATAATAAACTATTGAAGGAGTTAATAAATGACCAGTGCGGCAGGGATAATAATTATTAGAAACGTTAATAATCACCCAGAATTCTTAGGATTAATAGCATTAAAAAAAGATAGAAAAAGAGTTGGTGGGACATATGATATTCCGAAAGGCCATGTTGAATCAGGAGAAGATCTTTTAGAAGCAGCTAAAAGAGAATGTTTTGAAGAGTGTGGTTTAAACCCAAAAATTATTAGTGAACCATATTCAAATGGAAAAATAACTGTGTGGCTAGGAATAGTTGATGAAGAAGATGAAGTTATAATAAAAACAAATCCTGGAACAGGATTGCTAGAACATGAAGGTTATGTGTGGTTAATACCAGAAGATATGAGACGTAACTGTTTAAGTTATTTACTAGATCATATCCGATGGGCTGAAAAAAGAGCATGGGAATATTTTAAATTATGAAAATTACTAGAAGGCAATTAAGAAAGATAATAAGCGAAAACTTTAAAGGAAGCAAATTTACTGATGAAATAGGTCGATATTTTAGTGTTGAAAAAGCTGTGTCATTCGCAGAAAAAAATAAAGATAAATATTTTATTCCTAATTTTCCAGTAGAGAATATTAAGCATGATTTAAAATACTGGCAAGGCGATGAAAAAAGAATGATGAATGCTGACACTAGTTTTCCTTTATTAGTAATTATAGAAAATGGATGTCTAAGCGTAGCAGATGGCTTAAACAGGCTTTATAAAGCAGTCAACGTGGAAGAAAAAGAAACCATAGATGTGTACATTGTACCTAAAGAAGAACTGTTGGAGTTTGAAATAGAATGAAGATCACAGGAAGCACACCGTTAATCGCAATTGACGATGATGGACGAATTTGGGCAAAGTTAGAAACTCATAACAGAACCGGTTCTGTTAAAGACAGAATGATAGAATATATTTGCGATCGTGCATTAGCAGAAGATAAAATTATTCCTGGAGAAACCAAACTGATTGAGGCTACTAGTGGTAATACCGGAATCGCATTAGCTTCTTATGCTGCTTCTATAAATTGTCAGTGTGAGATTATCATGCCTTGCAATATGTCTCAGAAACGAAAAGACATGATGAAGGCATACGGCGCAGAAATAATTGAAGTTGGACCTAATGAATTCCAAAAAGCAATAGAATTAAGAGATAATAGATTAAACGAGTTTAATTCTAGTTATTTTTCACCCTTACAATTTAGTAACCCATTAAATGTTGAGTGCCATTACACCACAACAGCACCAGAAATCCACAGTAATATAAAAGAAACACATTTAAATTGGCATACTTTTGTACATGGCGCAGGAACAGGTGGTACAATGATGGGAATAAAACAGTATATTGACAACAAAGGATTAAAAGTTAAATGTGTTTTAACACAACCTGTTGAAGATAATGCAACACACGGTATCCAGGGAATTAATGACGGAGCAGATTTTTTACTTGATAGAAATTTAATGGATGAAACTATTTCTATTAAAACAGAAGATGCTATTTTAAGAATGAAGAGATTTTGGAAAGAGAGCGGAATACTTATAGGTATTAGCAGCGGTGCAAATATTTTAGCTGCTGAAAAGTATGTTGAAAAATATGACCCGAAAGGTGTCGTAGTAACCATACTTTGTGACAGAGGAGAGCGATATTTATGAGTAGAGTAACAGTAATGATTGGCGCAATGAAGCCAATGACAGCAGGCCATTATCGTCTTATTACAGAGGCAGTTTCTGATTCACAATGCCCAGAAGGAGAAACGCCTGCCAATGAAACTTATGTTTTGGTTTCCATGCAAGATCGCATTAAAAAGAATGAATTCCCAGTTCGTGGAGAAACAGCACTATCAGCACTTAGAGACATCTATATGGATCCACAAGCAGCTCTTTTTCAATTTGGTGAAGACAAGTATGTTAAATTAGTTTTTTGCCACTCCCAAAAATTTGGAAAAGAAAATCCAGAAAGAGTGGCTGAAATGAGAGAAATTATTTCAGGTATTCGTGAATCATTAGGTTCTCGAGGTTTGACAAATGTATCTGTTGATGTTGAAGAAGTTAGAAGCGGACCTCCTGATGTACTTATGGGTTTAGCTGAGTCTAGACCGGAAGATCATTTTATTCTATATACAGGTGATGATGATCTTAAAAAATATCAGTATTTTAAAAAATACGCAACCAACGTTGACTTTGCTGGGTTTGAAAGATTCGAAGGCGGCATGTCAGGTACTGAAGTACGTTCACTTTTTCAAACAGATTCTGATACTGAAGGTTTTGACACAGATAGATTTGGATCTGCTTTCCCTCAAGGAGTTGACGTATCTAGAGTAAGACAAAGATATAGAACAGATGCAGGGTTAGACCCCCTCAAAGAAATTAAAAGAGCAGACAAAGGTACACCTGACTATTCTAGATATTTACAAGAAATGATCGATGAATTACAACACATTAAAGTCTCATATAATTCTAGAAAAAAAGAGGGAAAGCAATATAGAAAAGAAGCTTCACTAATCCAAAATACAATTTCAGAATTAAAGAGACAAAAAAGAAAAAACGATAGATTGAATGAAATTGAAAATGACAATACATTAAATGAAAACAAAGGTATTGACGATCGTCAAGTTTTAAAAGAATGGTTTAAAAGACTTTATAAAAACTCATACTAAGTTGTTATAATACTAAAAGACAAAGGAGGCTCTATGTCACTAGTTATTAATGATACAGCTTATTGGAAAGATGCTGACGGGAAAGAGCACGATGACCAATTCATTAAAAAAGAAATTAAAGACTATGTTGCAAGAGGTGGAAAGATATTTGTGGGTTCTGACAGTATGCTTTTTCCTAATAAGTGCAATTTTGCTGCAGTGATTGCATTTCACGATAGAGATTTAAACATTGCTAGGTATTATTTTAAAAAGATAAAAGCTCAGTCTAAAAAGTATAGAGAGCTTCAAAAAAAGATATTAGAAGAAGTTTCTCTAGCAATTCAAACTGCTCAGTTTGTTTTAGAAATATGCCCCGAAGCAGATATCGAATTACACATTGACATAGGCACAAAAAAGAAAAACGAGACTGCAAAGTTTTTTAAAATGATCAAAGGCTGGGTAACTGGAACTGGGTTTGATTTAAGGGTCAAACCAAACAGTTGGGCGTCTAGTTTAGCAGACGGTCACACAAAAGGAAAAAGATGACAATATCAATTAAAAAAAATAAAAATTATCAGAATTCATATGGAAAACTATTCAAGACGATGGGGATAACAGGGACTTTATTAGGTACACCCTTAGGAGACAATGATAAGACAAATCAACTATTCGAAGAGATCGTTAAAGAAACAATTCAGAGAATTATTTGTGATAAACTTTTGCTGATATCTCCAAGAGCTATTAAGAGATTAGACTATTTTCCTACATACTTTTTAGAAAATGGACAAAAGAAAATCAAGTCTATCAGAGTCAAAAAGAGAGTCTGGAAATCCTTTGTAGAAATATCTAGCGAAGACATTAAAAAATCAGGAATTAAAGGCGAAGAATTTATTAATTTTTTAAAAAACAAAAGATGTAGAAAAGTAAAAATAGATAACGATAAATTTGAAAATATCATTTAGTTATTGTATACTTTCTTTACCCAGGAGGATAAATGAAAGATTATGATATGTTTTTTCCCTACGTTAAACCTAGAAAAGAACAGCGAGATGCAATTGAGTTCGCAATCAAAGCAATTAAAGATAGTGACAAACGATTTGTGATTGTTGAAGCCGGTACAGGAGTAGGTAAGTCAGCTATTGGATTAACACTTTCTCGTTACCTAGCAAATAATATTCCTGATAGTGAAGGCTATGATCAAGGTGGTTATTTTTTAACAACACAAAAAATTCTGCAAAAACAATATGAGAAAGACTTTGGTGGAAGTAAAGGTGAGATGAAATCAATATACTCATCTTCAAACTACAAATGTAAGTTTTATCCTCAAAACGATTGTAGAACTACGCATGAAATGATGCGATCGCTAGATGCATCAAAAAATAAAGCGTTATTCAAGTGTTGTGGCGGTGGTTGCACCTATAAAATTGCAAAGAAAAACTTTCTCGAGTCAAAGGAATCAGTAACAAATTTTCCATATTTTTTGACAGAAGCAACTTTTAGTGGTGGAATTACTCCTAGAAAAGTTTTGGTTATCGATGAGGCTCATAATACAGAATCAGTCCTAAGTAGTTTTGTTGAAGTATCTGTAAGTCAATACTTTGCTGAAAGAGTTGTCAAGTGTAAATGGCCTGATAAAGTAACATCAGTAAACTTTGTTAAGTGGATAGAGAACGTATATCATCCTAAATTACAATCACAAATTATGTTCTTTGAGAAACAGATTGAAGATCTTGGGATTAAAGATAAAATTAAAGATATGGCAAATATTTCTAAAAAATATGATATGATGAAAAGTCATTCAGATAAGTTAGATAAGTTTTTAAAAGACTACGATAAAGATAACTGGGTTATGGAGAAACAAGAAACAGAAAAGCGAGGCTCTATAAAGGTTGTTTATAGAGCAATTGATATATCAAACTATGCTGAAGAGTACTTGTTTAGACTCGGGCAAAAAATTGTTTTGATGTCTGCTACGATTTTAAATGCCGATGCATTCGCAACTTCGCTAGGTATTCCAAAAGACCAGTATGAATCAATCAGCATTCCTTCACCTTTCCCAAAAGAAAACCGTCCTATTATTAATGCATCAGTAGGAAGCATGAGTGCAAAAGCTATTGAAGGTACGCTCCCTCAACTTAAAGAAGCAGTTAAAGCAATCATGGAAGAACACGGAAAAGAAAAAGGAATTATTCATTGTCACACTTATCGAATTGCAAATTATCTAAAAAAGAACATTAAAGGAAAGTTAGGAAAGAGAATTCTTATACACGATAGTAGTAACAGAGATAACATTCTTAAAAAACATATGACTTCAAAAGAGCCGACTGTATTGTTATCGCCGTCCATGACAGAGGGCGTAGATCTCAAGGGCGACTTAAGTCGTTTCCAGGTTATTTGCAAAGTTCCTTATCCTTGGTTAGGTGATCCAATTGTGAAAAAACGTATGCATAAGTTTCCTGATTGGTACCCGCTTAAGACTGCCATGACTATAGTCCAATCAGTAGGTAGAAGTATTAGAAACAGCGAAGACACAGCTGTGACTTATATACTTGATAGTGACTGGCAAAACTTCTATAACAAAAACAAAAGATTATTCTGCGAAGATTTTAAAAGATTGATTGTATAATTATATCTTATTAAGGAAGTTACAATGAAAATATCTAAACGCAGTTTAAGTATCTTAATAGAACAATTTCTCTTTGAAGACGAAGATAGATTTAACTTTGGAACAGGAAAAGAAGTACCTTCAGCGAAAGGAGCTATGGGTGCTTTATACTTCATGAAAAATCAGTTTCAAGACGGAACAAACTATCTCTTAATGGATAATGAAAGCCTTTATTCACTAGCAGGTGGAGTTAGTAACAAAGAAAATATAAATGAGATGAGTAGCTTTATGCACAATATGCTTTTCTTAATTTGTTTGAGTGTGATGTCACAAAACAAAATATCAAAACAAGATATTAGAAGAACAGTTGTTATTACTAGTCTGGAAAGATCAGCAGAAGCTCAATTACAAGCGATGAAAAATAAAGTTAAAATAGCCAAAGATAACGGTCAAGATCCAATTGAAACTGTTGGAAATTTATATTCTCCAGAAGGAGATACCAGCATGACTCAAGCAGGATTTGAAAATGCAAAAAAAATTATAAGTTTAATTGATCAGGGCGATGATGAGCAAGCGTTAAGTCTGCTTTCTCAAACACCTGTTTCTCCACATGCTTCAAACAATGCTTTCGATTTTAGAAGCGAAGGAGGTAGAGGGGAAAAAATTGTAAATGCTATTGAAAACTTAAAGAAAAACGGTGTTTTTAATCAAAACTTAAACTATAAAGTAGAAGATAAAGGAACAAGAAATCAGCATATACACGTTGCCGCAATTAGTGACCCGATCACAGAAAAAGGAAAAAATATTTTGGCAAAGCTTAGAGAAGCAAAAAATGAAGCTGCTGCTGAAAATGCATTTAAATACATGGAAAAAGTAGGCGCAATTTAAAATTATGTAACCCTTAAATATTTTTGTTATAATAAAAATATAGCAGGAGGCAATATGAAAAATAAGATTTTAACAGCAATAATTTTAATCCCAATACTTTTTTTAGGTTACACAGCTAATTTTTTGTATAAACTAGAAACAGGTAAGCTTCCTCCAGAAGTAGCTAGTGAGTATATCATCACAATACCTACTGACTGCACGAACAGCCAGTTCCAAAAAAATCTTTCTAAAAAGAAAGAAGAAAAATTAATGTAGGAAAATATGTCAAATAATATTCGCCCGGGTGATAAAGTATATATGACTCATCATATGAGTAACAAAGGAATTGTCACAGAAGTTTTTTACAGACCAATTAGTGCAAATATTGGTCCGGGTACGCTGTCAAAACAAATGTGGGTAAGATTTCAAAGTCAATTAACAGGTGAAATTGTAACAGCAAAAAGACAAGACGTCACAAAAGATATTACATAAATTTTGAAGATTACACTATGACGATATAATTAGTATTATTAGTTGAGTAGTGTATGAGTAAAAAGAAAAACAGCGCAATTAAAGATTTATATTTAGATCGTCCTACATCTCACGGTGGTTGGCCTAAAGGTCACGATGGATCTTATAGAGACAACAAAACACCCGTCAATAAACAGATCGCTGATTATCTTAAAGCGATGGGCCTTATTGATGACTCGAATGAAAGAGCAAGACTGTCTGAGACAAGATTAAGGCAAATGATACGCCAATCAATTAGGAGACTTTTAAAATGACTTCTAATATTAACGAGAGATTTGAGAGACTAAAAGAATTGCGTGAAACTCTTTGCAAAAAAAATGAAAAATGGAACGAAGTATTTGACTTGAGAGACTGGTTAATTAATAATCTTAGAGAAGTCATAGAGCAATCTAAATCTGATCTTGTTAAAAAAGAAGACATAATTAACAAGCTTGAAGATTTGATATGCGTTGTTGAACCCGAGGAATAAAAATGAAAAATACTATATACTACGATAGCTTAATTCCTATATATAGAAAACAAATCATGCTTGAACAAAGAGGCACTTCTTTAGTACAAGAAGGCGTTTTTATTGAGGCAGGAAAAGTATTTTTAGAAGATGCAATTAAAAATTTAATGGCATCTGGCGCTGTTGTTCTAACTGGAGGATTGCCTGCTGATACTGTTGTAGAAATAATGTATGCAATTGAAAGAACAAAATCGGCAATTGACATGTACAATGGTATTATTAATGCAAAAGACAATAGCAAAATTCATATGATAAACTTTATGAATGCAATGGATCACGCTATTCTAGAAAACAACATAAAAGAGTTGACAAGGATCGGTATTAATACAGCAATTAATTTAAGCAGAGAGTTAGACACGATTGCAGGGGAAGGCACCTCAGGTGATATCGCACATGATGTAAAAGTCATAATTGATGATTTAAGAAAAGATTTTTTAGAGTTTTTTAAAGTTAAATTAGCAGCTTTAGCAGACTGGGTTTCTGCATTTATTCCTGATGATGGCGGAAATATAAGTGCTTTTTTAAAGATAACGATGTTTTCAATTATCGAAGATGCATCTAAGTACCCATTACAAACTTTTATTGATTTGACTAAGCATCTACCGGGTGAAGGTTCAAAAATAATTTTTGATGAAGCTAAGCTTGAATCTTTTTTAATTAATCTTTGCAATCAAGTTGCTGACGGAATAGAAGACATGCGAGGTGGTAAGATCGATCAAGGAATTGATTATTTAAAAGATTATACTAAACAAGCATACGATTATATGCCTGATTGGGTTGCTGACACAAATAAAAAATACGGTTTAGCTTCGCAAAAGCTAGCTAATAGATTTGCAGGTGAAGATTCAAGCCTCGGAAAGGCTTCTAGGGCTTTCTTTGATCCGATATATAGAATAGACACCGCTGATGAACTTTTTGATAAAACAATTGATGAATTCCCAAACTATATTAGAAATGAATTAATTCCAAATATCGGAGATGCTGTTGATATATACGCTAAGTTTATGAAATATACTATTGCTTTTCTTGGTTTGCTTGAAGCAACAACGACAGGTACGCTAGAAAAAACTTTTAGATTAAACCAGGATTTATCTAACACTCCAAAACCATTAGCTTTAGACATGACTTATGATGATGCGCTAATGACTGAAATTAGAAAATCTTTAAGAGGACAATCAAGCCGCCGGAGGCTTAGATGACAAACGATAGTAACGGCTGGGGTGAATATTCCAAACTTGTTCTAAAAGAACTAGAGACACTAGCACAAGGTATCAAAGATCTCAATGAAAGCCTCAACGACATGAAAAAAGAAATGGCTGAGATTCGAGCAAAAGAAGACAAGATCTTGGAATTAAATCGCTGGAAAGAACGGATTGATGAGGTTGCCTCACCCACACAACTTAAAGAGCTAAAACAAGAAGTGGAAGACTTAAAGATGTTCCGCACCAAAGCTGTCACTGTTTTTGCTGTTATACAATTTTTGATGGCAGCAGTAGTATTCGCCCAGAGGGTTTTATAATGAGAAAAGTGAAAATAACAGAATCAAAAATAAGAAAGTTAATCAGTAACTTGCTAAATGAGTCTATTAGCGATGATGAGATTAATCAACGTATAATTGGTATTAAGGCACAGGGGTTAGCTAAAAACCCAGCTTTTGAAGCACTTCATAATTTAACAAAGGAACTGGTATCAGATCAACAGATGAAAAATTTGATTGATGCATCTGTCTCTGTTAAATCACATACTGGAGAAGTCCCAGTATGGAACAGTCATGGTTTTGATCATAGTGACTATTGGAAATTTGTTGTTAATGTTGACCCGGCAAACAGAAGCAGCTCGGGAGGTGGATTGGCTGGAAGCTATACATATCCTAAAATTACTGAAAATTTCCGCACAGACCAAAAGCCTTTAAATTATATCTTAGAAGATATGAGGAATAGTACTTTAACACCACCAACTAGCTATTCTGGCGCGTCTATAACAATAGCAGACCAGGATATACTAACTTTCTTAGAAGACACTTCATATGTAAAATCTGTTGCTGACGGACATGAAGCTTTTGCTGCACTATTATTTGCAAAATACCTAGACAAGAATTTCACCGTTACTCCTTCCACACAAAAAGGAATGGATTGTATTTCTGATGACGGAACCATTTCTATCGAAGTAAAAGGTTCTCAGAAGCCAGAACCTCAAACAAATTTCTCTGGTTCACTTCCCAAGTATTCAACTAATCATTTCTATTTATTCTTAGCTACAGACAGAAGTTATATAGTTAGATCTGACCTGTTAAGAAGATTTTATATGCTCTCTCAATTTAATGAAGAAGATCAAGAAGAGTCTTTTTATAGAAGATTAGTAGGAGATGGATCTTTGGCAGCCCCAGACTCATTTCCTAGACTAGGTACACTAAGAGACTTTATGATAACTGCTTCCCCAAGTGATGAAGCTTTTGACGCCATTAAAACACAAAGCTATAGCGAATTTAATGAGGCAATCAACGATCCGAACACACCGCAAGAAATTAAAGTGTTATATTATAAAATGTTGTCAGAAGTAGAAAGTCAAACTGAAACATTGGCAGCAACTTTAATCCAGTCATTGTTTGGGTTTGAGGGAACAGAAAGAATTAATCCTCCCGATCTTAGTTTTCTAGGATTGCAAGTCTATTTAAGACCAGTGTTGAAAGGCGTAAAAAGCCAGCAAGATCCTTCTATTCCTGCTTTGACAACGGGCCTAGGCGATGGTGAAGAAAGAAGTCAAGTCTATACGCAAGGAGGAACTCTTCACCCTAATTATGTGACTTATATAAGAAGTCAAGTCAATAGTTTAGTAGAGAGAATAAAAAGCAAGTACAACTATTCTAGTGTCAACAGAAGCTTTAAGATAAAAATACTTGCATACATTGTTACGTCAGTAAGAGAAAAAATTAATCAACTTGCCCAACAAGTTTATGCTGATATAATAGCAACATATGATAGTAACAATGTAACTGCAGATGTACTTAGGTCACTAAAAGATGAAGCCTTAGAGAAAAATAGCGAATATAAAGATTCTGTAGCTGCACACAAAGCTGATAAAGCCGCAAGAGAAGCAGCAATAAATGCATTGGCAGCCAGCCTATCCAATTGGTCAACAATGACTAAAGTAGCAAAAAATAAAGCAATCAAAGATGCAGATATTAAGAAAAGTTATCCTATTCGTAAAAAGAAAAAACGTCCAACTAGCGGATATCGTTTAATTTTAATGTTACGAGATGCCGAAAAGACAGGGACACCAATTTCAGGAACAGAATTTGGTGAAGCATTTGTAGAATCAATTACTGCTGAAATTGAACGACTCAAGGAAGAATTAACTGCTAGCATAGCTGAAGAAGCTAGTAATCTAGAGTCGACACCGATGTCGACTAGACTTTTTGAAGAAAAGGACACAAACTTATATCAATCCATACTTTCAGACCTGCAAGAAGCCTCTCGTCAGCAGCGCAGAAAACAACTCTCTAACTTAGACGAACAAAAACTGCGCGAACTCATAAGACAGACAATGCGAAAATAAAAATGTAATATGCATATCTTTTGTTTATAATATAAGAGTAAATATTAAACAAGGGACTAACACATGTATTTAACACGCGAAGACTGCCTAGAGATCATTTCTGGCATGCAAGATTTTGAATCACGACTTAAACAACTCTTTGGAGACTTTAATTACGACTTACACGAAAACTTAGGTAGGCGCAATATGCTACTCAGTGCTGTCCAAGAAAAAGAAACAGCACGAGTTCTACGGAAAAAGTTTAAATCAGTATTGGACGACGGTACCCCTGGTAAGCCCGACGTTGTTATCTATGACATTGACAAAGAACTCGAATGTAAATTAACATCGGGCAGCAGAAGTAATGGCACAGTATCATATTCGTTCCAGACAGACTACGCAACAATACAAAACAAAGAGAAGTTAGACTACATCTTTCTTGTTGCCAATGACGACTTTACAGAATTCTGCGCACTCTTCTTTGAAGGCTTGACGGCTGATGATTATTTTCCACCCGCTAGCGGAAGTCGTGGTAAATCCCGAATGAACAAACATAACGCCATGAAAAAAGTCAGACCACTTGTGGGGAATGTTGTTAATATCTCTGAAGAAAGAGTTGAGCAACTTTATGCAGCAATTGTAGGCAAACGCGCAGAAAAAGAGGCACGATTAAAGTCTCTACAAGAACGTTTAGAAAGTGCCTCTGATAACGCCGTCAAGTTTAAAGAAAAGACTGAACAAATCATTTTTAACGAAACAGAGCGATATGATAACGCAATTTCAAAGCTTTATGATAGCATTAGCTATTGGGCCAACAATCCAAAATACAGTCTAGAGTTTGAAAAAGTTGGTCAGGATAAAACAACCGAAGAGGCTGCATAGTGAAAACAATTGTGAGGTATGTACAATTCGGTAATCGGTCTTATAAGGTGACTGAGACGCACTGGAGAGGACCGGGAGGTTCAATCATGATTTCTAGAAAGTCAGAACCTCTCTATACAATAGAAGACATCAAGGTAAGCAATGAAATACGATCACACAGCAATAACAGTTCAAACCGAGTCACTACTGAAAAGTAATGTCAAGTGGTATTGTGATAAATACAAAGCCAAAGTCTTGCATCAAGATGATACCTGGGCATTACTTTCTGTGTGGGGAACCAAGATTGCTTTTGTTCTACCAGAACAACATCCGCCTCATATCGCATTTCGTCTAGATAGAACACAATGGGAAGAGTTTAAAGCAGAAGGAAAACAATTTAAAAAGCATAGAGACGGTAGTGAGTCATTTTACGAGAAAGATCTGTGCGGAAATTACATGGAGTTTATATTTTGGCCAAAAGAATAGAACAGATAAAAAGAGCTTGGAATAAATTCATGCTGCCTATAGATGTTGACAAAGAGAAAGATGATAAATCTTTGGCGGCATTTCTTAAAATAGTCGATGTCATGACAAATATTGGTTACGGAATATTTGCAATTGTAGCAACAATATCAATATACCTTTTTATAACTAAAGAGCTTTTATGATTAATTTATTTAAAAAAATTAAATCTCAAAGAAGAGAATATACAAAAGCTTTATTTATTATAATTGTACTTTATATTTATATATTATTAAATTTTAACAGGATGCATGTATATGAAAGTAAAAAATAAAAGACTTATTGAATTGTTTAAGATAATAAAAGAGATTAATAGTAGTGACAATATTATTAATGTTAGGGGAGGTCGAGGATATGGATTTGGACACCCGTATCCTGTCAAGAATGGCGCAAGGCCAGTACTAGGACCGGTTGACGGTGAGACAAAAGTGCAACAAGACAAGGAGCCGGTTAAAATAAGCAAGGCGTTTAAAAATAAAAAAAGGAAATAATATGTTTGACTGGTTAGAATTATACTGTCATAAAAAAGGCTATAATATTATAGATAATTGCATATACAAAAATGACACACAAATAGGCACAATACACTTTAAAGATAAATACATACAGGTCGGAAATAACCGATTCAAACCCGGAGACTTCGCTTTGCTATTAATGGAAGACTTCGACATATTAGGAGAAGAATAATGACAATTTACAGAACAGAATACGATACCCGACTTTTATATTCACAGTCATACATGGCTGATGAGAGCATGCATGTAACAACTGATATGCATGCTGTTATGTGGACATATCCAGGTGCCACTAGTCCAACAACAACGAGAGTACGCTTAACATTTATCTATAACAAAGAAGCAAAAGGTATTTCACCAGTTCAAGGTTTACTAGAACAGTGGAAGTCAGAGGGGTGGTCTGTGATGGATGAATACTGCGATGGTTATCTAGACTTTGAATCAGTAGACGACTTTCGTGCACACTTACTGGAAATGACTAGAAGTTTTCTCTTAGGAGTTCCATTTGGCGCAGAAGTAGAGGGGGATGTATCACCTGGTCCTAAAAAGCCTTCGCCGAACAAAGAAGTAAGAATTCCAAAAATGCCTGGATTTACATCAAGAATTGATAAAATTATTAAAAAGTCAGACGAAAAGCCATCAGCTGTGAAATCTCCTGACGAGGATGATATATATGCTAGTAGTGGTAAATCTGCTAAAGAGGATATCAAGCCTGTTGTTAAGAATGAAGATGTCAAAGATCCGAATGACGAAGATGACGACGATGATTGGATTTAATAGGGAGTAATAAAATGGGCGGAGCAGCTGGACATATGAGGCATCCGTATGACTTAGATAGAGTCAGTGACGGGCCAGGATTAATTCAAATATTTGAAGACTTAAAAAGTTATGCAATGACTTCAGCACAAGATATCAACGTTAAGATTGACGGTGTTAATGTTTCTTTTAAGTTGGTAGGTAATGAATTCGCAGTTGACAGAGGTTCAACAAAAGAAATCGATGTGAGTGGTGTTACTCTGGCTCGTCTTCCTGAAAGATTTGGCGAGGGACACGGAATGATACCTGCTATTACAAATCTTTTAACAATACTTAACGAGGCTTTACCTAGTATCCAGCAAGAAATAAACGCACTTGGCCTCTCGTCAAACCCACACTATTTTCTAAACACTGAATATGTATTAGGTACAACTAATGCAACTTCTTACAATAACAATTTTATTGCTATTCATGGTGTTAATGCTTTTTATGCAAAGTACAAAAATCCAACTAAAGCAATGCTAGCAAAAAATCCAGGAATGGAGCCAATTATGCTCAGACCTGGATTGCCTCCTGCAGGATCCAGCAAATCTACAGAAGTGCAATACAACCCTGCAGTAATGCAATCCCTCATCCAAAAACTGAAGCCTTATGCATCCCAACACGGGTTTGATGTATATGGACCGGTGCCGACAAAAATTAAGCAAGGTGTAAATATAAACTATTCTGTTGCGCTATCTACTCCTTTTGAAGTCAACATTACTGATGAGTATTCTGATATGTACGGTCAGTTCGAACATTTACAAGGGCAGCCGATTAGTAGTTGGTTATCTGAGATAGACGAAAAACCTGCAAGATATAATGCACCTACTTATGATCGATCTTATCGTACCACTGACGGCAAGCGTATTAACCCATATCATAAGAACACTTATCTAAGAATATTAGAGAAAGCTGAGCCTGTCGACTCATTTATTGTTGCTGATGAATCGGGTGATGATGTCCGACAAGTAATTAACGGGGCGGTAATGTTACATGCAACACGACTTTTAGGGAATGCTTTTCTGGCAGGTTTAACGTCTGATATTGGTGACATGGTAAGTGATGAAGCTAATCATGAGGGAGTCGTAATTAGAGATGATCAATTCTCTCCTTACCCGTTTAAGATAACAGGAGAGTTTATTGTAACAGGTATGTATGGTGTCATTGCACAGAAGATGCAACAAAATGAATCTATAATAAGAAAAATGGTGCGACAAAAAATTCGACGCACCTTGTTAGAATCAATAAGAAGATACTAATTAATCATTCGAGATGTTTCATAGCGACAGGCCACAAGTCAGTCGCTATTTTTTTGCACGCCTCAGCGACATCCCTGATCTCTTTTTGTGCGCCATCATGTGTTCTTAGCTTGATAAACTTAATCAAATTATTTAGATTTGTAGTACCATAATACTCAGTGTAGAGATTTTGAGGTAATACACCGCGGGCTTGTTCTCTGCAGACGCCTGCCTCAATAAGCCTATTAAAAAGATCCAAGCTTTTTACATGATGTCTTTGAATTTCTTGGCTAGCAGTTGTTTTATCAAAAGCCATCTCCGGATTAATTAATTGTTCTTCATTAGACGCTTGACGATTTGATTTATGTTGCGTTCTAAATTGCTGGGGCTCATAAAACTGTAGATTTAATTCTGTGTATCTTCGACTGATTTCGTTGTAAGACCATGTTCGATGACGATGGTGCTGAGAGCGAATGAAGAGAGGAACACAAAACCTAAAAGTAACAACATTATGCTCCAGCGTGCTCGTGTGCTGATGTTTGATAAGATATCTGATAAGCTTTTCGTCTCTTTCATCTATTTCCTCTTTTTGTTTTCCGAAACTAACACGGGCAGAATTGACAATTGTAAGGTCGTCACCCATGTGTTGAATATATTCAACACAACCAATGTTATCATCATATAGATTAATTTTCATATTTACTCCGATATTAAATTAAAGATAATTTTAACATGTTTAACTTTAATTTATAATTGTATTTTAAAGATTTAAAGGAGAAAAACATGTTAAGATATATCTTGATATTTTTAATAGGGTGCACAACAGACGTATCAATATCAAAAACCTACAAAAGTAGTGACGATACAAGCATCGCAAGAGATGACACTACTACATCAACAGAGACTGCTAATGATCCCAAGGATACTGGAGAAAGTACTTTAAGTCAAGATTTAAGTAATACTGTTGCCTATGTTGAAATGGGTCTTATGCAAGCATCCTGTCCTTATTGTATGGGTTTGCAGCAAGAGATTAATATAACAGCCAAGGCAAGGTTTCATCAGCCTACAACTGGTGAACATACTTCTTGGCTCCCGTCACAGAGCGGATGTCGAGACTATTACGCTTCATCTGTAACTAGTCCAAATATCAACGCTAATGGAATTGTAACATTAATCAATGATTTTGGTGATAGCGTTCAACTCCAACAATCAGCCGATCAAACCGGTGTAATATATGAAAGCAATTTCTTTCTTGAATCTAATTTTAGAAGAAACTCATATCATACACTTAAAGTTAATAATAAAACAGCACAGGATGTAATTCAGACACTTAGAGGTTTTGACTATGTTGAACCATATACAATGCTCTATGTTGATCCTAGCTATGCTTTCCAAGCACCCATCAATCGATACGGAAACAACTTATTTACTTGGGGTCCCAGTGGTGACAACAATAGTTTTTTTACAATTCACATTTCAGTCTACAGCTATGATGGAAGCCAGTATTATGGAACAGTTATTTGCAGATCAGAAGACGTGGGATCGATGTCAATCCCGGGATCTTATTTTCAACAATATCAGCAAGGAAGTCTAGTATCAATTCATCTTATGCGCCACAGAATATTTAAAAAAGAATATGAAGACTTTTACGGAACGATTGAAGGTTATAGTTGGTGGGAAGTTATTGGAACGGGTTATATTCAATAGGAATTTATATTTTCTTAAAGATATATAATTATACGACAGAGGCTCTATGAGAATATCTAGGAAAAATCTTAAAAATTTAATTGAAACATATCTTTACGAGCAGGAAGAAGACGCTGAAGAGTTGGAGGCTGATGCTGAAGTTGAAGAAGAACCGGAAGAGTCCGAAGACACTGAAGAAACTGATGCTGAAGAAACTGATGCTGAAGTTGAAGAAGAACCGGAAGAAGAATTCAAGCCTGTCAAAGGGATACAAATTGAAATTGATGGTAGAGTTCGAACTATAGATTTTATCTTAGATAAAGGGTCGAAAGAATTAAACTATAAAGTTGACGGTCAGACTGTACCGAACAAAGACATGTCTTCTTTTGTATCTTTAGCTGCTCTAGGATTAATGCAAACTAAAGATAAAAATAAACAAGACAATCTTTTAAAAATAATGAAGTTAAATAAAGAATTTAGTTCAGCATCTATTGAAAGAGCAAAGCAGATGATTAAACAAAAATTAGATACAGAAAGGCTAGGTTTTGGAATTAAAGATATTAAAAAAGCATTAGGCGACTAAGGATTAAAGTGTGCCTCCTATTAGAAAACTCACATTAAATGATTTGTTTAATTTAAAAAGAAGAGAGACTAAAAAAAAAGTTGAGGCAAATCCTGGCGATTTAATTAAAATTTACATAGACAATCAGGAAATAATAGTAATTGTTATTTCAATGGATGAAAATTCTTTAGAGGTCAATGATCCTAGCGGTAAAATAAAATGGATATCTAGATTTGTAAAGTATAAAAAAATTTAGTATTATATGTTCAACATTAAGAGGTTGAACAAAACATGACCAAATCAAAAGATAAAGAATTAAAAAAACTTGATGCTTATAAACCCGGTGATTTCTGCTATTATCTAGACAATTATAATAAAATATCTTTTGCTGAAATTAAACATGTCAGACAGACTGATTCAGGTGAATATTACTATGAAGTAATCGATCAAAAACAGTATAGATTTATAACTGTTGAACATCGATATTGTGCTGATGAAGAAAAATTACTTAAAAAGAAAAAGAGGTCAGATCTGCAAGGAGAGTATAATGGAAAATAATGACATAAATATAGGTAAAATAATAGGTGAATCGATAGTCGATGTCCTTCGTCACAAGGTTAAGCAAGAAAATATTGCTGATGTAGTAAAAGAAAAATTAGACGATGCAATCAAGCATCGTAGTGATATCATTAAAGAGACAACGGAAAAGTTTTCTGAAACGTTTAAAAAACTTGCTAAAGACGAAGAAATAAATCATCCTTCGCACTACGGTGGAGATACTACTTATGAAGTGATTAAAGTGCTTGAAGCATGGGAATTAGGTTTCCACCTAGGTAACGTTATAAAATATGTAGTCAGAGCAAACAAAAAAGATCCTAAAAAAGAATTACAAGATCTAAGAAAAGCGCAATGGTACTTAGAAAGATATATTGAAAGTAAAATTGTAAAGTAAAATGTAACACTTTATTATGGTGTATATAATAAAAAAGTCAATGGAGGAACAATGACAGACGAACTTAAAAAATTTATTGATAAATATAAGGCTATCGAAAACGAAATCAAGTCTTTACAAGAAGATAAAAAGATTCTGATTGAAGATCTTAAAGATAATCATGGTATTTCACCTAAGGTCATTCGAAAAGCGATACAAGTTGCAAAAATTCGAACAGGAATGGGCGATGAAATTGTTCAACTTGACAATATCGTAGAACAATTAGAAGGGAGCATTGTATGATTGAATCATCACGTGAGGTAACTGTGAAAGGTTACGCAAATAAAAAACACAAATTCTCTATTGAACGTACTAAAGTCGGCGGTCATGAGAGTGTTCATGTTAAAAAGAACGGAAATATTGTTGTGACATGCACACCAAAAGAATTTATCAAACTTAAAATATTATTTTGTGAGGACTAAAAATGTCAAAATGGAAAGAGATTAATCGATATAGAATAGGCAACACTGAAGGGAAAACAGAAGAAATCCTCCTAGAAAAAGATAGTGAAGGTAATTTTAGAGTAATCAACGATTATGGAAATAAATCTTTTGAATTTGAGAGAATGTCAGGACATGAATTTTTTAGAAAGGTTGATAGAGATATTTCCGAAGATTTAGAACGAGAATTTAACCATATTTGGAACACAGATGTTGAAGAACCAACTGTCTATGACGACAATAACAATAATTGCATAGGCGATATTCCAGGAGACGAGGATTAATTATGGGAAACTTTACAACAGCGAAGGCAGTTACTTTTTTAGATATTGAAACAACACATTTAGACCCTAAAAAGTCTACAGTCTTAGAAATATCATTTATTACTGATTGGGAAGATGGAAATACAGATACTTGGACAACAAAGATCAAACCCAAGCCTATTGAATTAGAGTTTGCTTCGAAGGAAGCACTCGAAATATGCGGATATACCGACGAGGAATGGGAAGATGCACCGTCATTTGAAGAAGTTGCTGATACAATTGCAAATAAACTAAGATTTGGCCCACTTGTCGCACACAATATTGATTTTGATATTAGTCACCTCACAGCTGTCTTTGAAAGATACGGTTACAAAAGGTGGACTCGAGAAGCTAAAGAAGGTGACAAAACTTATAGCTTTGGCTATCCTAAGATCGATACTTGTGCATTGTCATACCTATTCCTTCCGACAGATCGACAAAACTTAGACTCACTGAGAGAGCATTTTGATATATCAAAAGATGGAGCTCATACTGCAGCAAAAGATGTGGAAGACTGTCGAACAGTATTTTATAATATTATCTCTGAAACAACCAAATAGTCTAGGAGATTTCAATGTTAGTGACTGATAGAGTTTTAGACATGCTTGACGCAATATCAAGCGCAAAAGGCACGAATGCCAAAAAAGAATTACTTGAATTATATTTGGATCACTACCTTTTCCAAAGATTGATTAAATATACATTTGACCCATATCGATCTTTTCATGTGGTAAAAGTTCCAAAAGTAAAGAAAGAAAATAGAAAGCCGATCAATCCACAACTGGCCTGGGAAAACTTTTTAACAAATGCAGACGCTTGCTCTAGACGAGAAGTAACAGGAAACGCTGCAATTAACTTAATGCACCACACATTTATGCACAGTAGCGAGCAACAAGAAAAATGGATGCGAAAAATCTTGAAGAAAAATCTAGCTATCGGAGTTTCTACAAAGACAATCAACAAGGTTTTACCGGGACTTATCCCGACTTTTGATGTTGCACTTGCACAAAAGTTTGAATATAAACGAATGAGTCAATGGGTTTATGTCGAGCCGAAACTAGACGGCATTCGTTGTCTAGCAGTAGTAGATGGTGAAGATGTAAAGCTCTTCACACGAGCCGGTAAACTCATTACAAACTTTGACGACACTGTCGGAAAAGAACTGGCCCGATTACCTTCTGGCGCTTACGATGGTGAAATTATGAGCAATGATTTTACAGATCTGATGCGCCAGGTTTATCGAAAAGAAAACAAAGATGTAAGTGATGTATACTTTGCAATCTTTGATTATTTGACGCCAGAAGAGTGGCGAAAAAAAGGAACGACAAATTCGCTAAAAACTAGAAAAAATATTTTGAAGTCCTTTATAAACTCAGCCCATAAATCAGAAAACTTAAAATACTTAAAGCAAGTTAGGTATGTACTCTTTCCAGATCCCACAGAAGCTCAGCTTAAAAGTGAACATGACAGAAGGGTTGAACAGGGTTATGAAGGTATCATGATCAAAGATACTGATGCACAATATTGTTTTGGTAGAGACTGGTCAGTAATGAAATACAAAGCATTTTTTGATGCTGATGTTAAAGTTATTGGTTTGCAGGAAGGCACAGGAAAACACCAGGGAAAACTAGGCAGTTTCTTGGTAGATTATAAAGGTGTAGAAGTTAACGTAGGTTCTGGATTAAATGATGAACTGAGAGAACAAATCTGGAATGATCAAAACAATATTATTGGTAGAACAATAGAAGTGAGATACCAAGAAGAAACACCTGACGGTTCTTTGCGATTTCCAACATTTGTATGTTTTAGGAATGATAAATGACAATACAGGACGCAATTAAGCATGTAGAGAATAATAAGGCAGTCAATCGATTTACTTATATAATTCCTAGAAACAATCAAGATCCTTTTAGAAAAGACGAATTAATGACAATAGAGTCTATTAATGAAAATCAAATATCTATAAGAAGACATGCTGACTGGTACGTGTATTCAATCAAAGCTGATTTAATAAAACACTTTAAGCTAATATGAATAATCAAATTATCAAAGGGAACCTTGTCAAGATAATATCAAACATAACTCTTCGAGGAGAATTTGGGATTGTTGTTTCTGTCTCTGGTAGAAGGCAAGGATATGCACACAATACTAAATATATTAATCAGTATTGGGTTACTGGAAGTTTCGGTACACTTGTTCTATATTCTCCTGATATTGCAAAATTAAATTAAAACAACACAAAAGTGTAAAGCCACACATACTATGTTATACTATATTAAACCTAATACAAAGGAGAAGGTATGGATGAAAAAGCCAAAAAAGACTTCGTCAAATACACGACGGAAGGTTTCCCAATCAAACTCAACGACAATCAAGTTGATGAATTCTTAGGTCTTTACATAAACTACGTAAATCAATCAGATAATAACTTTTTTGCAGAAGCTATCCCAGGCGGAGCATTAATGCATGCAGGTATGAGAACTGAAGTATGTAAAATCATGTATGACTTTGTCAATAGCAAAATCATTGTCTTGACTAGTCTTGTTAATGAAGACCGGTTTGAAGAGGGAGAATTCTCTGAATTCGAGAATAAACAAATACTCGGTATGGCTTGTATGGGCCTCTTTACTTTTTGCAAGACATTTAAAGAAATGATCATGGAAAACGTTTTTAACAAACAAGACGCCTTGCCTACTGAAAAGATTATTTCAAATAATACTAAATATACACCCTGGTCTCTATGAGGATAACATGTCATTTTATAATGAAGTCATTATTGATAAAGACGATATCGTCTTTTGCAACACAAAAACAAAAGGAAAACATTTTATAGAGAAGGCTGAACCCGGATCTCATTATTTGGTAACGTCAGTTTATACAAATAATTTCGGTACAAAAAAATATTTTTTGGTCGACAGCGGGTCTAATGAAAGGTTCTCAACCGAATCATGTTTGCAAAAGGTGACGTCACTTTTAAAAGAAAAAATTGCTAAATCAGATATCGAGAAAAACTTAATTGCAAAGTTTAAGACAGCAAAAATAGGATGGCAAGACAAAACATATGTACCTGTTTTTGGTTCACATATTTATGACTATTCAGGTCACCCAGTTCTAACATCTAGAGATCACCAAGCTGTACTTATCCAAAAGATGGATGGGGAAAAAATCTGGGTAGGCAAATCAATGGTTCATTGCAACGACATTAAATTGCTGATGTCATCTTCTCTACCTCCCGATATTGAAAAGAAAGGTGATCGATCTGAGACAATTACATTTCGTGTACCTACTTGGTTTGCTGATAAAAAAGGATTTATTGGATTCGATGGATCAGAATAAATGGGAAGACTTAGTGATTAGGCTAGTTAATTCTCTAAGAAGAAGAGAAGATATTATAGAATTAATATGTAAAAACTATCCAAGTCATAGTAAGATTGAAATAATTAATAACGTCGATAAGGCAATTGAAAATTTGATTAACGAAGGTAAAATTCATATCAAATCTAACCTTCGTATTATTGACTTAACCAGATAGGAGATCTCATGAAAATTAATGTTAAAGTTAAGGATGTACCATTCGGAACTTCGATACAGGATGTAACTGTTCCTGATGTATTAAAGAAAAAAGTCCGAACCGGTCTAGACTATTTTGATTGTGTCTTAGGTGGTGAAGGCTTCACACCCTCAATGGTAACACTCTTTACCGGAACTCCCGGCGCTGGTAAAACAACAATGATGATGACACTTGCAAACGCAATCCAAGGTAATGGAGGTCAAGTAGTCTTTAATACAGCAGAAGAGTCACTGTATCAAATTAAAATGACAGCCGATCGTCTAAAACTTAGACATAAATTTCTTGTGGGCGGAGAAGATACAATAACTACTTTACTTGAAGGTTGTGACAAGATAAGAAGTCAAACACCTGAAAGACCGTTCTTTCTTATTGTCGATTCACTTCAGTGTATGAATGATGGTAAGTTTAAATCTGGAAGAATTACGTCAGCAACTTCAGAAAGATCCCTAGGCCTTCTTACAAATTATGCAAAAGAGCATGCATGCAATGTCATTGTTATTGGGCAAGTGACTAAAGACGGAAAAATGGCAGGTTCTAATAAACTCAAACACATGGTTGACAGTCACATCCATCTTTCAGTAGAAAGTAAGGATCCGGATTTAATGGGTTGCAGAGTTTTAGAAACACAAAAGAATCGTTTTGGTGGTTCAGGACATCTTATATTTCTAAAGCTTAGAAGAAGCGGGTTTACTGAAGTTGCTAGGTTGAGTGATTCTGGAGTATGAGATGCATGATCAAGAAGACTTCGATAATCTGCCTAAATGGGTGGTAACATTCGTTTTAATAGACGATAAAGAAACAAAGCTAACTGATGAAGTTTACGGAAGAAATCCATTCCAAGCTTACTATAATGCAATGATGTTGTTGCAAATTAAAACAAAAACTAAAAACTTTATTATAAAAAGTATCGATCCAAAAAGAGAGGAATAACATGGAAAAGAGAAAGAAGATTAATCAATGTACGTTAGAAGAATTAAATGAGAGATTGTCAAACTTATCAAAGCACGACAAGACTTTGAATTCACTTTATGCCGGCCACTTATTGGCAAGAATTAAATTCTTACAAAGCCAAGAAAAAAATAAATAAAAAGTGTAATTGCTAAAATATGTTGGTATAATATAAACATATAAATAAGATCTTTTAAATTGTTAGATTAATAAAAGCCTTGATGGTGAAATTGGTAGACACGCAAGACTTAAAATCTTGTTTCCGCTAGGAAGTACCGGTTCGATTCCGGTTCAAGGCATTATGCACCCGTAGCTCAGCTGGATAGAGCATCCGCCTTCTAAGCGGACGGTCACAGGTTCGAATCCTGTCGGGTGTACCACTTTGATATAACCGGGAATACGCTCCTCGTCCCCAGTTTTTATTTATGAGATGTTAGGACTATCTCGGTTATATCTTTTTTTAAAGAATGCAAGGGGGCTTCCTGAGGCGGGTCAGTCTTAAACGATGGTAATCCCAGGTGTACCGATAATCGCGAAGATATGTCGGAGATATCACGCCCTTGCTTCTATGATGCGGGATGGAGCAGTTGGTTAGCTTGTCGGGCTCATAACCCGAAGGTCGGGGGTTCGAATCCCTCTCCCGCACCCATTTTAAACAAACGAGTAACAAGAGAAAACAAATGAGAATTTTAATATTACTATCTTATATAGGCTGTACACAGCACGTTCATACAAAAGACATTAACAAAGTCAATGTGGGAATGTCATATGATACCACAACACGAATCTTAGGGGAGCCTAATAAAGTGGTAAATAATTCTATAAGGGTATATCAAGGTACAGAAACTGCATACAATCATGAAGTTTTATTGTACAGATCACACTCAAATGCATCTGAGTCTCTTAGAGATTGTTATCTGATATTTACAGATAAAGTTTTAAGAGAAGTGAATTGTTTTTAATGTTATTTGGGCACTTGGCGCAGCGGTTAGCGCAGGGAACTCATAATTCTTTGGTCGTAGGTTCAAATCCTACAGTGCCCACTTTACTATCAATGCTCTGGGTTAGGTTAAAACTGCCGGTCGGATTAGGGCATTGATATAAAACTCCTTGGTTAATCCGACCGGCACCCTTTTTAATTGGAGATAAAAATGACAGAACAAGAATACGAAAACGCAGTTAAAGACAAAAACGTCGTAGTACAATTTTCAGCAAATTGGTGCGGCCCATGCAAGACTGTAACACCAATTTTAGAAAATCTAACTAGTCAGCTAGATGTTGATTATCTTAAAATTGATATTGGTGAGTCGCCTGAGCTAGCGAGAAAGCTAGGGATACGAAGCATTCCGCATATCTTATATATTAAGGATGGCCTAGTTGAAGAAGAAGTGACAGGTGCCAGACCAAGCGATCACTTTTTAAAATTGTTAAAGGAGAGTTACGGATAATGATATCTATTTTATCAGTTATAACTTTTGTATTCGTATTCGTATGGGGATGGCTTAAGCTTTTCGGAGAATAAATGAACGACAAACCTTACACACACCTTCAAGTTTCTACTAACTCTTTTATTAGAACATTTGAGTCAGATGTTAATCCCGAAGATTTGGTCTGGCATCGTGATGAAAGAGAAAGACTAGTCTACGTTATCCACGTTGGTTCTGGTTGGTCTTTCCAGCGAGATAACCAGTTACCACAAAAAATGGTTTCAAATGAAACTGTAATAAGAATTAAAGCTGAGGAGTACCATCGTATCATTAAAGGTGAAGGTGTATGTGTGCTCTATATTGAGGAGAAATTTTAATGTCGACAATCAAAAATTATTTAACCACTGCATGGACTTGGGTATATGATAGAACTCCGCTCTGGATTATTCTCTTGTTTGGATATGCAACATTCATGGGTGTTCTAAATGAAAGCACACAAGCATCAAGAACTAATCAAGAAACAATCAACTGTAAAACAGCATGTACACCAAGCGCTTCAGAATATCTTTCTCAAAAAGAATTTGATAAATGCTGGTGTTACAAAGACAAAAACACACTCATTAGACTCCAAGATGTCACTCCAACAACGAATTAACTCAATGGCTGGTGGTTGTCATGTCGATATTAATAATCTAGAAGTGATAAGAATAATACCACGGCTAGATATATGCGTCATTAAAATACTCGATATGCCAGTTGCAATTTCACTTAATGAATATAAAAAGTTAACACAAAATGTAATTAAATAAATTACACTATATACTAATAATACACAACAATAATACAACACACAAAAAGGAGACAATATGTCAGCAAACTTAGCACTTATGTGCAAATCTCAAAACTATACAAAAAGTAATAACGGAGAATACCGAGTAGGAAACTGGGTTATTTCAGAGTCGAAGCGCAAAGAATTACTAGGTGCCAACGTTATTCTTACAACAACACAGCGATCACCTGCTTATTTAGGTGGTAAAATCGTAGGTTTCAATCCTACACAAAATGGAAAGAAATGTGAAGTAATCTTTAAAGAAGACAGCACACTTTCTGGAAATACAGACGCAGTAGGTCATCGAGGCTGGGGTACCGGTCGAAGTGTCTGCTATATTTAAAAAAGGAGAAGATATGAAATTAATGTTAATTCCATTCGCATTTCTTTTAGCTTGTTCGGGCAAAACGTCAGAATCAGTTAATACTCAGAATGCAAAAACAGAGACAACAGAAACAACAGAAACGAAATCAGATGAAAAATCAAGTGAGGCAACGTCTGATCAAAGTACTTCTGACAATACAGAAGAAAAAACACAAACGGTTGAAGAAACCAAGGAAGAGACTAATGACTAGTTTGCTTATGACATTATTTTTAGCTTGCGGCGATAAAGAAGAAGAACAGGATACAGCAGTTGAAGAGGTTGAAGATACTGAAACAACTGAAAATACTGAAGCAGAAGATACATCAGAGTCGTCTGACCCTGTAGAAGAAGAAGACACAGCAACAGAAACAGCTGAATAATATAAAAGCTGTTGATTAATTAACAATACAAAACTAGGAATATATTATGGCTGAAATTATCGACATACGTGAGGCAATTAAAGCAAGACAAAATGAAAGATTAGAGAAAGTTAAATCAGATCTAGATCATGAAATTGACTTATTGGATCTTTCAATTGACGAAATATTAACTAGTTTTGTATTTCCGTTTGTTTTACCTTCACTATATGAAAACAATTCTGAAAAAGATTTGGAGTTTGAAAATGATTATTGCGTATTTCTACTTAATCAAATATCAAACTCTTTTAAAGATAAAGATATTCAAAATGACATCAAAAATTTAATCAACAAAATCAATTTAAAAGGAATAGAAAAATGACACACGGTCTTAAAGATAGAGTTGTCCTTAAAGAACAGGACATTAAAAGAGCAGGGTTTAAAGTAAAAGGAACAATTGTTAAGCTTTATAAAGGAAAGAGAGGTTCTATTAAAACTTGCGGTGTTTTATGGGACAATGAATGGCCTGTTACAAACAGCAAGGTAAAGAATGATCGATATACATCGGGTAAGGTTTTTTATTATAAACCTGAAGACCTAGATATTGTTGACACTTGGAGTTTGGACTAATGTCAAATCGCTGGGACGATGATAAGATCATTGACATTACTCCTAGGGTAAATAAAAATGGCAATTCTTTGCATCAGGATGATATACCTATTGAGATAAATAGACGTATTTCTGAAAGAATTCAGAGAGAACATAGAGAAAAGACAAGAAAACTATATGTCGACTCTATGTTGACAATCTTATTCTCGCTCCAGCTTATAATAGTTTTGGTAATATTTTTATTTTTACTTTAATTATTAAGTTTTCGAATGATAATTATAATGAACAGCAAGGATGGTTGTAATTATGAGATTATCTCGAAAACAATTAAGAGAAGCTATTTCTCTTCAAATGAAAAATCATATTTTTGAGACATCAAAAGATCGGATTGATATTGACAAAGACACAAAAATAGATGACGCAGCGCCTGGCAGATCAATAAGCGATTTAGGTCTACCATCAATTGACATAGAAGATTCTGATGATAGAGATGAAATTGAAGGTATGATGTTTGATGATGAAGAAATGTCGCATACAGAGTCTGAAACAGATTGGAATCCTATGTCAAGCATTAAATTTCCAGTTCCGGGAGACAGACCTTCATTCCACGATCCTAGAGGTAGAACACCAGATCAAATTAGAGCGGATGTACACGGTATAGCTGATGAGTTAGAAAGCAGAATTCCTAAGAAGCCAGGCAAGTCTAAGAACCAAAAAGAAGGAGAGTTTATTGAAGAGCTGGAAAAGCTTTTAGGTAAGACAGGCCCACTCGGCCCTGACGACTTTCATACTGATCCTGAGTTTGGACCTTTAACACCTCCATTCGACACGGGTTTGCCTGATATACCAGCGCCATCAATGGAAGACACAGTTGAGTTAGATCCGGATCGATTTAGAAAAGGACTACCGAATGACAATGATCCTACCAAGCCTTTAGACGAGGCAATTCGCAGAGTTATCAGAAGAGAAATTCGCAAAAGACTTCAAAGAATGTAAAATCATTTCTGCTTCTGTATAATACAATATAACATTAAACATAGGCAGAAAAATGAAAGGTAAAATTGGTTCTCTGTGTGAGAGTACTCAATACATATCAGGCTGGCATTTGTCTGATAGTATCAAAGACCCGGGATGGCTCACAACACACATCGAGCCCAGAACACAATTTATAATTACAGATATCAAAGAGTGTAATGAAACAGGTATTATTGAAATTGTTTTATTTTTCAATAATTCTTTATTCACTGCGCAATTTAATAATCGAGATGATCAATATTTTCCATGGAGAGTGTTAAGTGAACAATAAATGGTATGTTTATATTGTCGAATGTGCTGACGGATCTTTTTATACCGGCATCACAATAGACTTAGATCGTCGTCTTAACGAACATAACTATTCGTTTAAACTAGGCGCTAAATATACACGTAGTCGAAGACCGGTAAGACTAGTCTATAAAGAAGAAAAACTTGATCGATCTGACGCGTCTAAAAGAGAAGCACAGATCAAACGCTATACGCGCAATAAAAAACTCGAATTAGTCAATTCACAGAAACAACAATAAAATGTAAACTCGAGCCTATCTTGTTATAATAATATAAACAAATAGCAGGTAAGAGAAATGGAATGTAAAGACAAATTAAAATTGTATTCTTTTAAAGAACTTGATCAGGTAATTCAAGACAATATAATATCTGAATATATAGAAAATTATTCTTATGGCTGGTGGCTCGAAGATGTAATTAACAAAATTGAAAACGAGTCGAAATGTTACAGGCTTAAAAATTTTGAGTTTTCATGTAGGGGATTTTTCGCAGACAAAAGTAATGTAAAATTTACCGGTGAGCTCAGTCTTCTTGATGGATTAGAAACAATTTATCACTTAAAAGATACAGAGTTTAACATGCACCAGGAATGCATTGATACACTCAAGTTATCTCAACAAAAGAAAATAGATATTAAGTTTTTGTTTAATGACAATGCTCCGTCATATGAATTTAATATAAATTCTAGACTAGAACCGGTTCAGTTTAATAAAATAAAATACTTGTTGACACATTCTACTTTTATGTTAGATATCTGGTACAACGCAATCATAGATAGATGGTACGAATATATTATTGATGCACAACCTGAAGATTTTGCATCTTTTCAAAATAAGACTGAGTTAATAAATGACTTAAATACATGTGGAAAAGTATTTGACATCAATGGGAAAAGACACAAATAAGAGAATACATACAAATGTTCAACGGAGAAAACATGGAAAAACACATTATCACAATCGAAATAACATCTAACATTGACCCAAGTACTTTGTTATCATTAGCAATTACATGTGCTGAACAATTAGCACAAGAAATAGAAGATCATGGTAATGATGTAACTTTTGATGACAATGACGTAGTAGTAGAATCAGACATTGTCGACGATTGACACTGGTTTGGTGTAGGTCTGGCATTCTGAGGAGTGAGCAGACTGAGGTTGGGCTACGGTATTTATTTATGTAACAACAGTAATTGCCTAGTATAATAGTACTATTAGGAGGCAATAATGACAAGCTTATTTCATAATAAAGATTTTTATTATAATGATCTAACAAAATCAATTACAGATTCGATATGGGATTTAATGGCCAAAGGTATTGATGAGTTTATGGAATACGAGCCATGGGAATATCCTATTTTGTTATCTGAAGACTATGACGAACGTTTAGTATGCTGGGAGTACAGGATAGCTCGTGCACCCGTGAATAAAGACTTTAATCGTGACTTCGACATCTGGGCCTCAGCAGGCTATAACGAATCAGGTGAACTAAGTATTGCAATAACTGTCATACTTCCAAAAGGAAAATGGATCAAGAAACACAATGTTAGCTATCCTGAATTGTTTGGTGTTATTGCTCATGAACTTCATCACTTATCACAGAATGCATCAGGCATTGATACCAGTGCAGAAGATATCGAATGCGAAAGACTACAATACTTTCTAAGTCAGTCAGAGATAGAAGCATTTCATATCGGCTTTCGGGCACAATGTGCCTTGTCAGGTGAAGATATGGAAGTGGCAATTAGAAATTATCTGCAATTGCATAAGTTATCTTGTGCTCAAATAGATGAGATATCTAGCGCGTGGATATCTCCATCGTTTACATTATCAGAAAGAAATATCATTTAGCACAAGACGTCTCGCGCCCTACGTCATCTCGCGCCCGGGAACTTTATTAACGGAGAAAAAATGGAAACAACAATAGCACATATCGTAATCGAGCGACTAAATCACAGTTTGAAAAAGAAAATCATATTCCCTGACAATATAAAGGGAGACTTAATGAAGGAACATGCATGGGCAATGTTTTCCCAAACCGGCCCAAAGTTAATCGTCAATCATAAAGAGCTTTTTGAAAACGTGTGCAAAGAAGTCGATCATGCAATTGCTGAAGGTGTCGTTGTTTGGGATGGTTCCGGAAAGATAACAATCTTGAACGGGAGTTTATAATGACAAATGTTCTACCAATAATCAAGTTCACCACAAAGGTGGCTCAAAAGAATGTGGCAGTAAATGTGTATCATATCTCTTATATTAGCGGTCCGCACAAATCCAGTAAATACCCGAATCATAAATCTTATTATGAACTAGTTATGTCTAATGGAAACTTATTCCGGATTGGCGAAGAAGATGCCGTTCGAATCGAAGCAGCTATTACAAAAGTGCAACAGCCCATATAGTATTGTATAATATAAAGGCGAGGAGGAAATGAAATATGAAAATAATAACGGCAAACAAAAATCATAAAATAGGAAGTATTATCCGATATGGAGGTCGTGTTTTTCAGATACTAACGATAAACAATCGGATTATGATTGCTCATTCGTATGATGAACATCATGGGATTGATGATACAATCTTTGTAACACAATCAACAGGAAAAGTCTTTGCAACCAAATCCGTAAGACGAAAAGTGTAACCGTACTTTACATACTGTATAATATAAAAGAACCAACTAACCAAGGAAATACAATGAAATACATTGAATATAAAACAGAAAGCTTAAAGCTCAATAATGAATCATCACCCGGTGGCCTTAATGTTGAATTGAGAGTTACTGATGAAGGTCAGGTCATTATTCAAATCGGTCATACGTGCACACTTAGACTTGATAACGATGATGCAGATCAATTAGCCATGGCAATCAAAACAGCCCAATCAATTGCTGAGCAATTGTCGAATGGTACGAACCCAAAAGAACTGATCAATACAAGTGTATCGATTCGATACAATTGCATCGATGGATCGATACAAACACTCAATAAAATGTAACCAGTACAACCATTATATATAATATAACCACAACAACAACCAATGGAGGATCTAATGGATCACTACAAATTCTTTCTTCAATCACTTAGTTGGGATGAATTCCAAACATATAAATCAAATGTAAATGAAGACAACCTTACACCTGAGCAACAACAAACTCTAAAAGAAGAGTCAGCACGTCGGTCAGAATCATTCAATAAATACATGTCATTCTAAGGAGATAACATATGAATCTTTATGTAATCAGGCAAAGCGTTAATAACGATTGGGACACTTATGATAGTGCAGTCGTTATTGCAAAATCAGAAGAAGAAGCAAGAACAGTTCATCCAGACGGTAATCGATGGATCGATGGCAAATGGGAAGGTTATTCCAGTGCTAGCACTTGGTGCAATCCGGAAGTTGTCGAAGTCGAGCTTATCGGGACGACAACTTCCGGTGCTAGCGGAACTGTAATAATATCATCATTCAATGCAGGATAGGAGGACAAATAATCATGAAACTCTCTAAAGAACTCCAACATTGGGTCGACATTGACGATGCTTGTGACATTGAGTCGATCAGGGGAAGATCGGTAATCGTATCATATCACGATACATCAAACCCAGAACTGGAACTGCCGTTTATAATCGATCGAATTAAATCCCTTTATGCTGCAGGTGGAGCTGTTGAGGCAATCCACATTATTCCTGAAACCGGTTTAAAACTTAATCGATCTAGTACAAACCATGACGACTGTCAAGGTATACCAGACGATAAGCTGGTCATAAAATGTAACACAACAAACAACACATTATAATATAACTACACAACAACCAAGAGGTAAAACATGTACAAACTAGAACAAATAATTGAAAACGCAGTTCAACAATATATTGAGGAAAGCGACGTCGTTGAAATCGGTGCAACCGGTCTAGAAGAACTCGGCCTTGACTTTCGATGTGGCCGCATTCTTATATCAGTCGATGAAGGCTTTGTTGCAGCCTGTAGTCCTAGATCGATTGAGTACTACGGTGGGTGGGAATATATCGACTCAGAATACAAGCTCGATGCTGGTGACTACCGTTTTTACGACAAAGAGGCCAGTCGAGTCGAGTCAGTCATTCAGTATTATCTCGAGCTCTTGGAAGAAGGGTATCAATACGAAGACGGAAAGGGCTTCGTTAACTCTGATGGACTAACTCCACGAGAAGTTTTAGCTGCCAAAAGTGCAACAGCTGAAGAAAAATAATATACTAAAACCACATAACAACCAATGGAGGTATTATGGGCGGCAAAGCTCTTAATGGAAAACAAATCACAAACGAAGAAGCACACCAACTTTTTGAACGACTAGTCTTAGATAACAACTTAGGATGCAAAGTTGAAAAGATCCTGCTTTGTGGATCAGCTCGTCGTGGAAAGGGCAAGTGCGGAGATCTAGACATTGTGTTTATCGATGGAGGCGAAGAAGAAAATCTCTTGAAGAAGTGGCTAGTCGACAACTATGGTGTCAAAAAGAACGGAAAGCCACAGACAACAATCCTATATGAAGGTGTCCAAGTAGAGTTCTATGAGGCAACACAGGAGTCATGGGGATCCAATGTTTTAATGTGGACAGGATCAGCATTCAATAATGTCCGCCTCAGAAGAAAGGCAAAGAAACGAGGCCTCAAGTTAAGTCAACATGGACTGTTCAATGAGCAAGGTGACAATGTGGCTGCTGGGATGACAGAGAATGACATCTATGAATACTTAGGCTATGAATATGTTGAACCACAAAAACGATAATAAATAAACTCCGTGGTTGGTAGTTGATCCCAGTATTCGATCGATGAGATTATCGGCTGGGATTGGTGTCATAGGTGGTACCTATGGCGGACAGGGTGGGTATATATCAATCACAAGCAATCAAAGGAAATAAAATGGAATTAATACACTCAATCATTGTATTGTCAATGTTTATGACAGCAGTTCTTGGCCCTATCTTTTTTGCGCTAAGAGACTTTAAAGAGGCAGACACGGAAACCAAGAAGACAAGAACACACTTCATGAAGGGATAAGTATGAAAACATCATTAACACAATTGCAAATAAGCTTGGATGGCATCAACTGGACTGTAGCTGGAGAAGCGAAGTCTAATGTAAGTCGAGAAATGCTCGAGCTTAAAAGGTTGGAATGGGATCTAAGGAACAAACATCGAAAGACACCGGGTTTTAAGTTGCAATATGCCGAAGTAAAACAAACAAAAATGTAACTCTATTGCACACCATGTATAATATAACCACAACCAATGGAGGCAAAATGGAAACACAACAAAAGACAAAGGTTTCAATCGCATTGATCTTGGACTTATTGGCGATCACATTAATAATACTTCGACTTACTGGAGTTATTCAGATTGATTGGGTTTGGGTTCTATCACCATGGTGGATACCTTTAACTTTGGCAGCAGGAATAACAGTAGCATCAATTGCAGACGAATGGATAAAATAATGAAACTGAAAATCAATTCAAAACATATTGAGTGGGTAGACCATGTATTCGCTTCTAGCTCAAGTCATAACATCTCAGCGTGTTATGCAGATGTAGGGAAAGCAAGGATCAAGAAGAAACTGATAGAGGCTGTCAGTGCAGGGGATCTACCGCGAGAAGTTGAAGTCACCGGTGAGGTAAATCTTTCTTTTAAGATTGCCAGCTATCAAAATGATGGCTTCTGGTTTCGATCAACTTCTACACACAAAGACAAGATCTGGAAACTTTGGATCGAAGCTGAAGAGGCAATATGCGGACCAAAGCCATCACTACCTGAAATCATAAAACAAAAACACAAAAAGGGAAAGAAATGAACTCAGAAATGATTCTCCTTGCAGGGAATGCCGTCCCTGTCTTGGCCGATTCAATCGCTAAACAATTAGGTCTTAGACTCTCTGAGGCAAATGTATCTCGTTTTTCTGACGGAGAGATATCTGTCGAAATCGATTCAAATGTGAGAGGAAGGGACGTCTTTATTGTTCAGTCAACATCTCAGCCAGCCAATGATCACTTGATGGAGTTGCTCATTATGGTCGATGCGTGTAAAAGAGCCAGCGCTGGTCGAATCACAGCTGTGATACCATATTATGGCTATTCCCGACAAGATCGCAAAGTCAGGTCTCGTGCTCCAATCACGGCAAAACTAATAGCAGATATGATAACTGTAGCCGGTGTATCTCGCGTTCTCACAATGGACTTGCACGCTGGGCAGATCCAGGGCTTTTTTAATATGCCTGTCGATAATCTGTTTGCTTCAGGCATCTTGTCTGAAAGAATGCAACAAATCTTAAACGCCGACTGTGTTGATAACACTGACTGTGTTGTCGTTTCTCCTGACGCAGGTGGTGCTGAGCGCGCGAGATACTTTGCAAAAAGGCTCGGAGCAGACATGGCAATCGTTGATAAACGAAGAAGTGAACCTAATCAATCAGAAGTCATGAACATTGTGGGTGATGTGAATGGAAAGACAGCAATTATTGTTGATGACTTGGCTGACACAGCGGGAACTCTCTGCAAGGCAGCTACAGCTCTCAAAGAACAGGGAGCAATAGAAGTTTATGCTTGTTGCACACATCCCGTTTTATCCGGTCCCGCATTCGAAAGAATAGCGCAGTCAGATATCAAAAAAATCTTAGTAACAGACACAATCGATCGATTAAAAAGTCAGAATAAATCAGATAAAATTGAAACAGTATCAACAGCTTCTTTATTCGCAGACGCGATTGAAGCCATTCACAAGAACTCGTCTATCTCTCGCTTATTCGGATGATAGACAAACAAAAGGGGAGACAATGAAAACAATCTTAACAGTAAAAGAAGCAGTATATGGATTCGAATCTTATTATGTTGTAAAATACACAGACGGTTCTTCGAAGATAATACATTATCTTACCAAAGAGCTTGAAAAACATCTCGAGGAGTAAATAAATGTTGTCAATAAAAACTTTAAAATATGTTAAGGAAATAATCAATCTTCACGACGACGTTGGAGTTTGGGCAATAACATCTAAAATGGTCTTTGACTATATTAAGAATAAAGATAAAAGTATAACAGAAGAAGAAGTAAAACAATGTTTTGATGTATTATCAAAAAATAATAAAATTGTGTTTGATGAGACTCGATCTTTTGTTCGACCTGTTAACTTAAAAGAATAAACTCCGTGGTTGGTGTTTAAGTCTGCACAGCAATGATAAGGCTGACTCTGAAACATGAGACATAAGAAGGGCAGACGGAGAGAGAGCTGGTTACTCTCGGGACAGGGTGGGTATATAACACCAACACACAAAAATGTAACAGTACAAAACCAATAATATAATATAACCATAACCAATCAAGGAGATAACTTATGAAAACACCATCAACAACCAAAACCCTAATCTTTGGGATTGCAATCGGTATCTACACTGACTGGGGATTATTGCTAACAGACCTTATCAAAGGTTTTACTTTTACAACTGACTTAGTTGCTGAACAGTTTAATCTAGACAAAGAAAAACAGACAGTTCCAGAATATAAAGAAGAAAGTACATCACAAAATGTAACAGTACAAAACCAATAGTATAATATAACCACAACCAATCAACCAAACATGGAGGCAATATGCCAAAACAAAACACACTCCCTAAATACTCAAATGATCCGAACTTTGTGGGATACCCATTCTTTTATGTTGTCGAAGACTATAAATGTGAATGTCATGAATGTGCTACTGAATCCCGCGATGAAGGTAAGACAGTGACACCACATGTCAACTATGATGACCCACAACTCTATTGTTTCACATGCTCAGAACAAATTGAAGCTTCAAATGGTGCTCATGAAACTGATGAAGATGAAGACGACGGGAATGATGATGACTTCGTTCTTGAAGGTCGACGACTTCTCCGCGACCGATGCTTTTACATCTAAAATGTAACACTGACACACATAGTGTATAATATAAAAGAACCAATCAACCAAGGAAATAATATGACAAAAAAACTTAAAACACCTGATGTATACTATCGAGTTCGATTAGCATGCCCAGGTCGAAACCTGGCAATAGAATATATCGATGGTACTGATGAAGCTGCCGGCAGGTATTATGAGACATGGCGACTTATCGACTTGGATACAGGTGAAGTATTCGCAAAGGATGTCGTTCCACACGAAGTATTGTCCGTTGCATCTGAAATGACTAGTCAAAGCTCATATGAGAATATCACAGGAGAGTTTGAATATATTCGCGAAGCCAGACAATACCGTTTATTCAAAGATCTACCTCTCAAAGAGCGAATGAAGTATATCCTGTCACATGCTCAAGACTTAGAGAAAGACTTCAACAATGACGGTATTGATGCTGATCCGATCGAAGTAGCAACACAAGAAATGAACGATATGTATAATGAAACCCCGTGCTTCTATCATGACTCTGAAAAGAATGAATGGGTCTTAGATACAGACATGTACTAGAGGTGATGAATGAATACAAAAAACTATACATTGCGATGGCTCTTTCATGGTAAAGAACCACAGTCCCATGAAATGGCGAATGCCACACTCCAGTCAGTACAAACTTATATCAACATCCTCAAAGGCTGGGGTTGCATGCACTTCAAGTTAGTTGATGACACCGGGCATGAATATGAGATCTCGAGAATGGGCACAATAAAGGCATTACAAAATGTGTAACACTGACACACATAGTGTATAATATAAAAGAACCAACCAAGGAGACACAATGCCAAACATTCAAGAAACACCTAGGACATTCAAGGATGTCAAAGTAGGCGAAAACTTTTTGATGAGTGACGGTAAGTATACAAAACAGAGCTCGAGAACAGCAACAAGCTGGCGATCGGGTGGAACGATATATATCACTTCAAGTCAAAAGATTCGACAAGTAAAACATTCATGGGGATGGGGAGTTTAATATGAAAATAACAGTAGACAAAACATACAAAGTTGGTGACACAGTACGGTATGAGACTTTCACTGGAGAATTGAGGACTGTCAAAGTTACTGAAAAGGATGATGAGATCAAGAACAGCCGAGCAGGTTTTAGTGGCACTGATGTGCACACCCTTCAATCGGTCTGGGGACTAAACGATCAAATACTCAGAGTATATTGTCAAGAACAAAAACGCTGGAAAATGTAACATTGTCACACACTGTGTATACTATATCCATAACCAACCAACCAAGGAAACACAATGAGATACTTCTCACTTGATTACCGTTCACCTCCATCTGGAATGGGTCAAATTATCGACAGTACACAATACAAGAGGGTCGGAGACAAATGGAACATGATCTTGGTAGACTATGGAGATAATCCGCATGAAGATCCAACCTATACTCAGACCAAGTACTTTCACTCTGAGCAAGCAGCACAAGAAGGGTGGCCAGGCCCAATCATACCAGAGATCATCCAGTATCTCCGTGATCAAGGGGTCACTCATGTACATGACGCGGAGCTCTCATATGACTTTTTTGCAACAGGTGAGTTCGGTTACTTCCCGATCGACCAATGGGCCGAGATCATGATGAACATGTTCAAATAAACAAGCAAAATCGCTTAATCACAGGAGTCTACATGTCAAATCTAGATAAACTTACTTACTTCTCAATCGATTATCGATCACCACCCAGCGGATTAGGTCAGATTGTTTTCCCGGGTGGGAGTGATAAACCTGCTGATCTCGTTCTTGTCACTTATAAAGGCAATGGTGATGTTGCAAATCCGTTTTACAAAGCCACCCAGCACTTTCCTGAAGATCTGTTCGAAGAGGGCGGCAGAGAGTGGCTAGCTGAAAAGCTTCTTGGCTATGGTGTCACTCATGTTTATGATCCAGAACTGGGAGACCAGTGGGGAATGTCTCAGCATCTTGGCGAGCATTACTATCCCATTGCGATCTGGTTTAACCGAACCTTTGGTGCATTATAAAATGTAACACCACAAAACCGGTAGTATAATATAACCATAACCCACGGAGGCACCATGAAAACTTACATATTCCCCACACTCAATACTCAGGCAATCACAAGAAATGTTAATGAGATCCTCTCTGATGCTGAGTCATCTGTTCGAACTCGAACTTTTGGCGACTTACTCGTGGCGGCACAGATTGCCAAGAAAGAAGCAGACAAGTGGTTGTCACCCGAGTCATTGATCGCTAATGAGGGACTTGCTTCTCACTTCATATCTAGAGATTGGGCAAATCTGCAACAGATCTCAGATGTTTTACACCACTTCTTGCTGACAGGTGAAGTTTCTATCAAGGCAATGGATCAAGAAGACATTGATAAAGAACTGAAACGCTTACACTAAAATGTAACACCACAAAACTAACAGTATAATATAAAAGAACCAACAACCACCGGAGGCAATATGCCAGAGCTTCACACAATCAAAACATTCACATTCTCAGAACTTCCAGAAGACATTCGACAAGAAGTCATTGAAGCCTACGAGGTGCCTGATAACTGGGACGAATGGGTTATCGATGCAATCAACGAAGAAGCTGCTGAGCTCGGTATCGAAAACTTCGACTTCCAATACTCAGGCTTTTGGTCTCAAGGCGACGGAGCTTCTTTCACCGGCACATTATCAACAGAACTCCTGACTTCGCTTTTGAAAGAGGAAGTCAATGAAGAACTCAGTTTCAATATAACTACATGCACGGCTCAAATCGACCGCAAGTCATACCCACATTATGTACATGAAAACATGGTCTATGCTAGTTTCGACAGTGGAGATGAGCCTGTCACAGACGAAGACCGTGATGCTATTCTCACAGCATTGGAAGCATGGAAGAATGCATTATGCTCCAAATGGTATCGGCAACTTCGAGAATCATATGACGCAGAATATGAAGAAGAGAGAATCGCTGAAGAGTTTGAAGGCACTCGTTTTCTGAGAAATGGTAAGGTATTCGACTTTAACTTTTAGTTAGACTCCGTGGTTGGAGTGGTGGCAGTATTCGCTCATTGATCAGCGGCTGCAACCACGGTGACACAGGTGGTAACTGTGGCAGGAAAGAGGTGGGTAACCAACCAAGGCTAACAAAAAATGTAACACCACACAACTGGTGGTATAATATAAAAGTAACCAACCAACAAGGAGTTCAACATGAAAGTTAAGTTTCATATCAGAGTTTACACAAACCCAGGTGGTCCCCGTGCGCATTGGAAAGATCAGGAGTTTGAAGATGTGGATCACATCGGAACAGTGGTCGGAAAACGAAGAGTTCGAGAAGACTATTGGACTCGGTTCGACTATGAAGTTGAGTATCAAACTGAGGACGGTAAAACTTTATACCGATGGGTACCCGACTACAATGTTGTAAAGATCGACGAAGCAAATGTGTAACCACACAAAACAGTTAGTATAATATAACCACAACCAACCAAACAGGAGTTCATATGAACATATACAGCAACATTCTCAACCGTTACTTCGATTACAAAGGCCAAGCTTGGCAAGTTATCGGACATTGTGAAGACAGATACGGGCAGACTTTTCGAAAGGTGATCAACATGAAAACAGCAGAGGAAATATACCTAGGCTACGAAGAGTTTTGGAAGGTGACACCCCGAGGCTACTCACACAACGGAAATGTAACAGCATAAAACCAATAGTATAATATAACCACAAAAACTAACCAAGGAAATAATATGATTATCACACTATTAGCACACCATATCGAATGGGACACCGACGGAAACAATGATGTTGCGCGATCACTGCCGTCTAAGGTAGCAGTTGAAGTCGACTTAGTCGAAGATTCCGAAGCAGGATCGATTAATGACCAGATCTGCAACCAGTTATCAGACTTAGTCGGCTTCTGTGTTTTGGACTACAAACTGGAAGGATACTCAGCTGAGGCTGATTATGCTCTTCAAATGACCGGCACAAAATCGGAAGCATAATAAAACCATAACCAATCAACCAATACAGGAGGCAATATGCCAAAATACCAAGGACACAAAAACTGGAACCACTGGAACATCGAACTCTGGATCAGCAATGAATATGATGTTTACAAACGAGTTCAATACCTTCTCGGCCGCAAACATATCTCAAAGAACGAGATCGCATCAGTCTTGTTAGGAGAGCTCCGCAATCGCTGGGGTGAGACAACACCAGACGGAGCACCTCTCACATACACAGGGATCCGAGCACACTTGACCGGTGTCGACCGCGACGACTACTAATACAAAAAGTGTAACACCACAAAACCAATAGTATAATATAAAAGAACCAACAACAACCAACACCCAAAAGGAGTCATTATGACTACAACAATCAGTATCAAAACAGGAAACTACGTGAAGTCTATTCAGTCAAGAGAGGCAGTCTATCGAATCAAAGCCGTAACAGCTGACACTGTCACCCTCAAGAGAGTTAACGGTCGCCTTAACGGTGAGTATGAAGTTCCTCGATCGACCTTCTCTAAATACTTCCACGCAGCAGCATAAGAGTTCACATGAGTCAGGAAAGAGCAATCATCATTGAGGTCGAGTCCCTCCTCCACGAGGGACAATCACCGGCTGTCATAAAGAGAGCAATAGAAAAGAAATACATCAAGAGCTTCTCCCAAAAAGACTGGGAGCGCATCATGATCCAGGCACAGCTAAGAAGAGCATTCACACGGCCAGTACCATAATGCAAAAGAACACCAAAGTGTAACAGAACAGAGCCAAGTATATAATATATCTACAACCAAAGGAGACCGCATGTTTATCAAACTCACAAAGGTAACACAAACAACAACAGGATACGGTGTGTCTCTCAAAGTAGACAGCATCCAAACAGATATCTGGATCAACACCTCCCATATCATTACAATGTATATATCAGGCCTGACATATGTCAACACCACTCATGAGACGATCAAAGTGTTAGAGACACCTGAGCAGATCATTGCTCTCATGAGCGCCGAGTAGGAGAGAGGTAACCATGACAGGAAGAGTCATCTACAGATTCGCAAGAGAGATCCTCCGAGAGCCACTCATCCTCGCTCGGGTATCACTGCGCCAGGAGTATCACTATACTCGACAACTTTTAAGGCAGCGACTGCGCCGCTGTGGCCGTATGGCCACAGTCAGGGAGGTGCTGAGTCGGCATGTGGAGAATGCAGAGACTCGGGACAAGGGCATATTCTTTTAACTCCTCTGTGCGGGGTGGGAAATGATAATCATTATCAATTGGGTTCGGACTAAGTGCGCGAGATGAAAGTGAGTTATTCGATCGACTTGACTTAAACATACGAACGACCGACAGCACTTTTATGAACTCTCCCCGGGGCGGGTTGCCGCAAATCCTCACAAAAATGTAACGGCTCTTCACACCCTGTATAATATAATCACAACCCATCCAACCAAGGACAACAACCATGAAACTTAACGTTAAAATCGAAGATATCGCTTTTGGTACTTCAATCCAAGATATCGCTGTACCGGCTCTCCTTCAAAAGCGCATTCCTAGTGGCCTCGGCTTCTTTGATTATGCACTCGGCGGGAAAGGCTTTACTCCCTCTCTCTGCGGTCTCTTTACTGGAACACCCGGAGCAGGCAAAACTACAATGATGCTCACTCTGGCTAATGCACTCCAAGGACATGGAGCTCAGGTGATCTTCAACACGGCAGAGGAATCGCTCTATCAGGTAAAGATGACAGCCAATCGACTTAAACTCCGTCATCCATTCTGTGTCGGCGGTGAGTCTAATGTTCCTAGCCTCCTCAAAGGCTGCGATACAGTGCGCGAGGCTCATCCCGATCGCCCCTTCTTCCTCATCGTCGACTCTCTGCAATGTATGGATGACGGGCACTTCAACAGCGGTCGTATCACCACAGCAACAGCAGAACGCAGTCTGGCCCAACTCACCTCATATGCCAAGGAAAACGGGTGCAATGTGCTGGTCATCGGGCAGGTAAACAAGGACGGCAAGATGTCGGGATCGAATAAGCTCAAGCACATGGTGGATATGCACATTCACCTCTCTGTGGAGGAAAAGGATGAGGACCTCCGCGGTTGTCGCATTCTCTCTACAGCCAAGAACCGTTTCGGAGGCTCAGGCCACTTGGTTTATCTCAAGCTCATGAAATCAGGGTTCACAGAAGTGGCTCGCTTAGGTGAGGGGAGTTAATCCCCGCCTTCGGGCTCTTTGTATCTCGCGCTACGCACGCGTATACGCGCGGGATCCTCTGGGCACAATGTATCTCGCGCTACGCGCGTACTGCGCGCGCGAGAGCTTTTATGTAACAGGACACACAGGGTGGTATAATATAAAGGTACCACAGGAGGACACATGGACAGAGGAATAACACTAACACATCTAATGATTCATTATACCGATGGCAGCAAAGGTTCACTAGACCTCACTCAGTCATCGCCATGGCGCCGCCAGAAGTTATTACGCGAATGGTCGGAGCAATCACACGTCGCATCAGCTTATCTATACAAAGGACACTAGGAGACACTATGACACAATTCAACAACACATATCAAAACGGTTTTAAACTTCTCTTCTTGGCCGTGTGGCCCGGTGAGGATCACTCCCCAGAGATCTGGACACGAGGTGACATTGCTGCCGACTTCGAAGACAGCCCTGAGGTTCTATCACTCATCGATCAGATGGAACTGGGTGACAGTATCCGGCATGAAGAGTCCAATCTGGTCTTGATCCGTATCCCCGACTACTTATCCCAGCAGAGCTTATTGGCTCAGTTCTAACCCTTCTCCCACCTCCGAGATAGGGAATAACAGTTATGACCAAAAGTGTAACCGTTATTCCCGTGGTGTATAATATAAAAGAACCACAGGAGGTAACATGGGAAATGAAAGGATAACCATTAAGATAACCGTTAAGGGAAGATGGTGTGATAATGATGAATATGACCAGTATGGGGAATTGATCCGTTGGCCTAATCCAGATCCGTTAGTAGTCTGGAACAGTGGGTGTTGGGACAAGGAACTAGGCCAAGGGGTGATGATGGAAATGCCCGCCTCGAAGTTTAGAGAGCTCACCGGTCATATTATATATGGAGGGGATATTGAACCTCGCGGCCTTCATAAGATATCGATCCTGTTTGGGGATTACACCCGACTTAAGTCCTATAGAGAGGAAGGGGTCATCATTCGAAGAGCTCGAAAGAAGTCCGGAACTCCCAAACAAGTAAGAACCCTCCCAGGTCGAGACAAGCTCAAAGAGGTATTGGAAGGCCGAGGTCAACAGCTCAAAGGTGTTCAAGCCAGGGTCCGGAAACGGACCTGAGCTCCCTCACAAAAAATGTAACAGCACTACACACCCAGTATAATATAAAAGAACCAATCAACCAACAACGGAGGCCAAACATGGCTACTACAAAAACTCTCCTCTCAAACCTTTCAAGCCTTGTGCATAACGGTGTCATGACCCAAAAGGAAGCTGACAAGTTCAAAAACCGTATTCTCAAGGAAATCCAACAAGCCGAGCACGATCAAAAGGTCCAAGCTCTCTCACTCAAAACTTCTGAGTTCATGACTCCAGGTGTTCAATACTCCATCTCCGACCTGGTCAAGGAAGTGATGGGAATCCTGGCACCCTGTCATGGTCACAAGGAAACCAAAGCTGAACAAAAGCATCGAGATGGAGTTGCTAAACCCCTGATGAAAGCGGCCTTGGAGAACCTAGGTGCGGTAACAGTGGGAAGTGGGGCACAAACTCGATATATGATCCCACCTCAACTTCCTGCCCTGGCTCCCATCACTGTAGAACCTGAAGCTCATGATGAGGACTAACCCATAACTTGGGAGGGGTTATACAAAAAGTGTAACCCATTCCCTCTCTCAGTATAATATAAAAGAACCACAACAACCACAACGGAGTCATCATGACAGTTATCTACAAAGGCAACACCTATCGTTTCATCGGCTATGTTGGTCTACCTGGCACAGAAGTCACAGCTGAACGCGGCGGCAAGTTCTATCGGTTACCCGTCAGTCAGTGTCAACTCATCCGCCAAACCGCTTAACCTCAACCCATACTTAGGAGTCACCATGACAACACTTATCTTTACTGCACTTATCTCATTGGCAACAGCTGAACCGGTTCAAGAAGCAACAGCTGAACCCACTCAAGAAGCACCAGTTGTCTTCATTGACTTCGATGAGATCTCTCTCACAGGGGAGTTGGTCAAGCCGTCACTTACTTTGGTTGTAGCTGACCGACAGCCGGCTCAGCCTGATCTTCTCATTCCAGATCTCCGTCAGTTCGTGCTGGATATGGAGCGCGCGAAAGTAGCTGAGCCGGCTAAATAAAGGGAAGTGATTGAGGGTCGGGCAAAGGAGAAGTTCGCCTGGCTCTCTCTCTTTTGTGTAACAACACATCAAGCATTGTATAATATAACCACAACCACCGCAGGAGATACTATGCGACTTTACAAGGACAAAAACAATCACAGCCTCAGACGCCGCTCGCGCAAGAACCGTCAATTGCAGAAGCGATATGAAGAAGAGTTGAAGCAACAGCAACAGCGCGCCGCAAAGAAGCAATGGCTGAGCATTCTGGCAGAACTCGCTGAAGATGCAGACTAGGGAGAGAATATGAGACAGTTTTTGAAAGACCCAGACAATATGGGTTTCGTTTGGTTGGCGGTTATCGTCACAGTTTTTGCCTTCCTCATCTATTGGGAGGCGGGACAGAATACGCCGGAGAGGCAAGCAGAGAGTGATCTGCGTCTTAAGTGTATCAGCAAGGCTAGTGGTTCCCAGCCAGAATGCTGGGACGAGAAGGACTGGCAGGTATTCTGCCAGAAGACCGGAATATGTAGGGGGACAAAATGAGCAACGACAGAGACTACTTTAACATTCCCGGCACAGATCGAAAGCTAGCGATCGACAGAGTTCTGGTCTTGCCATTGGCATTTGCAGTTCCCTTCGGTCTGATCGCTATCATGATCTGGGCAGTAGGTATCGGCTGGACCTTCACCATTGTGGCTGCCTTGGTGCTATGGCGGATCCTGGATGGCATAAGACTGGTATAAAATGTAACGCTGTGTCAGGTGGTGTATAATATAAACAACCACCACAGGAGGCAACATGGTTATCGTTATCGGACTCATGATCATCACATTAGGACCATTATTCTTATTGACCCTCACACCCCCAAACAACGGAGACAAATAATATGGTAGGATGGATACTTGCTGCAATGGCAGCAGACTTAGTGCATACAAAGGCAGCGGAAGCAGAGAAGCAAAAGCGGATCAAGCGGATGGGGCAACTACAGTTCCTCCTTGGTCGTCCGGCAACGCGCACTCACTTCATGGACTGTAGATGCGGATTATGCCGCAACCGCAGAACAGCCTGGCAGGCTGAACTGGACAGGCTAAAGTGTAACTGCTAACACAACCCAATATAATATACAAGAACCAACCAAGGAAATACCATGACAGCATTACTCGTTATCAACGCATTCTTACTTTTAATTGTCGCAGTCAAAATTGAACGAATGGCACATCAACAGTTCGAACTTGACAATGACGATGCAAACTACAACGACTGGGACTTTGGTTTCAGTGACAAATAGGAGGTAACATGACAGAACTCATCATCCCAGGCGGAGTATTCTTCCCTCACAGCACAACACCTAAACCCAGACCAAAGGATCGACCATGACAGCAGAACAATTAGAACAGCAGTTAGAGCAACTTAAAGACCGTATCAATGCTCTCTGGGTAGAGCGAGAGGCACAGGAGCAGCGACGTCGCCGGGCAAATCAGGCAGCGAACAACCATGTGTATGAAGTGGGTTACAGTCACAGCTGGATGGAATACACCTCGATCAGCAACGCAGCCGCGGCAGCAAAAGAGAGATTGACAGAGATCAGCAGCGAACTGGATCAGGCATATGCAGAGCAGAGAGAACTACTGGAACAATGTAACGCACTTGCAGGCTTGGTATAATATATAGGTCAACCATCAACGGAGATAACATGAAACACGAACTTTTACTTACAAATGAAGCAGCAACTTACTTCGCATCACAGGGACAAACACAGCAACAAGTCCTCCGCAATATGGCCTTGGTAGCAGATCAGATCTGTGAAGCCAAAGGCTGGACAGTGGGCATCAACGCCATGGTGGTCATCCGGGAAGCAGTGACCGGTGGCAGCACTGGACTTAAACCCTGGTTCGTCATCAATCAGGTGCTGGATACTCACAAGACGGCTGTAAGCGATCCTGACTTAAACCGCAATACACCTTCACTCAATCGTCATGCACACTGTATCCTTACATCTCGCAAGAACGGGCCGAACCGCTATGGTGGCTTCACTCGTCTGGTGGCACAAGCAAGGAACGGCAACCTGACACAGCGCATTGTGTAACACCACCTCACACCCTGTATAATATAACCACAACCCCAATCGGAGATACTATGACTAGTCACACTAAAAGTCAAATCCAAACCTTGCTCAACAACCCAGCCTATGTCGACGAGGCCATCCGCATTCTTGGCCAGAACCAGACACCAGGCGAACTCCGTGCCAAAAGCACACATATCAACAATGACATCGGCTTCTCAGCAGCATACGGCACCACCGGCACTCGTCTCTTTGAGTTCGTCACTGGCATCAACACCAAGACAGGTGAGAAGAAGTGGCAGCCCAAGTCACTGGCACACCCAGTCGCTAATCGAGTCTTCAGCCGCTACATCAACAATCACGGCTTGGACAGTGCATTGGCACTTGGCCAGAAGATTGCTGGGATCCACTGGAAGCAACTGGGAGAACTTCTCACCTGGCAACCAGTTACCTTACCCACAAAGCCGGTGGAAGTAAAGAGAGACAACGACGGAACTGCAGCATCCATCACCATCCGTGGTGTGGAAGTACAGCTAGTGAAAGGAAAGGCAGTCCGTGTGCTATGGGACAGCAAGAGAGTCTGGTTGCCGAAGTCTCAGATCCAAATCAACGCATCCTCAGGCGACATCACAATGCCACGATGGCTCGCTCGCAATAAAGGCATGCTCTAAAGAATAACTCCGTGGTTGGTGTTTGGAAGAGTGGCAAAAGGACGCTGCTCTTCCTCTTACCGCCGATGTAACAGCACATCATGTATTGTATAATATAACCACAACCACTGGAGGCAAACATGACAAACTATATCTACTTAGTTGCAGGAGAGCGAAACACTAAACCCGGGTCTGTGTCTGACAGCGGAGGCCTCTATGCTAATGTAGGAATGACACATAATGGCAGACTACCAGAAGACAGATTCAGAGATCCTGATTATAAGAAGAAGCAATCAGGTGGCAGATGGGTACTGATCAAACAATGGGCAGTAGGTGACATGAAGGATCATTCTATTCACAACTTCCTCAAGCGACATGATGATGTAAGATGGAATCCGATCTCACACAATACAGAAGAGTTTTTGTTTATTGACGACGAAGGTGACGGTCTTAAAGCCATTGACATTATTGAACACATCATGTTAGAGCATTTGATGCCATCTTTTATTAAGGAGAAGCTAAGTTCTACACAGGCTGCATTGACAGAAGAACGGAATAAGAGAGAGCATATTGCGAATGCAGAGCCATGGCTTCTTCTCCAAGAAGCATTGATCCGCCAAGAAGAAGCTTTTAAAATAGAATGTGACAAAAGAAGGGAAGCATTAGAGCGTGATAATGATATACACCTTGCACTAAAAGAAGCACAACTCCGCAATACAGTGGATGAAAGGCTTAATGAAGCTATGACAGAAGCAAAACAAATGGTTGAAATAGCACAAAAAGAAGTCAAAACAGCCAATGATACTACTAATGCGCTTACTCGACAGAGAGATCAAGCAATTGCCAAGTCTAAGTCAAGAACACGTCTGTCAGTTTTGTCAATGGCACTTGGGTTTGTATGTTCTTTGTCACTAGGAACAGAAGCATTCTCAAATATAGCTGGTGATAAGGTTGCCATGGCAGAGTATCAGGTTGAAAGAAGCAATCAAGCAATGTTAGCTTCTAATAGCAAAGCAAAAGAACTTGAACTGGAGATCAATAGGTTGACGCGCGAGAACAATAATCTTAAGCAAACACTGTCTGAACACCAGCAAAAGACAACAAAGGCAGTGTCAGCCGCGGCAAAACGACACAAACAAATATGCTTGTCAGCTTCTTCTTGTGTTGCGGATGATCAAGACGACAATAGCTTTGTGTGCTCTGTATACAAAGGAGACAAAAGATATCAATGTAAATATACAGTTGAGGGTCGTATACCTGTGTGTGGTTTTGGTAACTGTCAGAGTATAGGCGAAGACGCAGCAATAATCAGCCTCAACAATGGGAAAGCTTATTCAGACTGGTTGGGCGACACCGGCTGGAAAATTGTAAAGTATGAGTCATATGGCACACCACAATAATGTAAAACAGGCAACAGCGGTGTATAATATATAAGAACCAAGCAATCCCAAACGGAGACACCATGACACTTTACATTCTTATTCGATCTTTCGACCACTCACCGTCAGTTATCCTTGGCGCGTTTCACACACTTCAAGCAGCACAGGCTCATGCTGAGGGTCTTGCTGTAGATAACGGTGACGAACTGGATAGAGATCTAGGAGATATGGAAGAGGAGATGTATAATATGCATAATGCGGCTGATGCATTCTTCTTTGACGGCTTCTACCACGAGATCGTTAGCACTCAACTTCACGCGCAAGATTAGGAGGCACCATGACTTCAAGACTTTCATATCCTCACAACGACATCCGCATTATCAGCATCAGCCAGCCAAAAGCCCGCAAAGAATATGTGTGCATTGGTTGCAGCTGCAAGATCAGCAAGGGTGACCGCTATCAGCGCAGCAACTTCACCGACGACAACATCAATGAGGGACGACAGCTACTATCTACCACATCATGTCTGGCATGCTCTCCCACAGATCATCCCATCTTTGGTGTGGCTAACGGCAAGTTCCGCAAGAGCGCAGATCTTACTTGGCGGCCGAAGACACAGCAGTATCCTATTGACTGGTATTCATGTTAAGACCCGATCTGCAACCGGGTGCACTGATGCACCTCTCTAATCTACCCCTTCAACTAGACGGCTTTGCCATTGTCCTATCTACCTCAGATAAGAAGAGGGGAAGACTACGCGGCGTTGGCTACAACATTCTCTTTAATGGCGCAGTAGTCACCTTCTATGCAGCCAGCACACCCAACAAGCTGATCCTCTCAGCGAAGATTAATCCGCAACAACCTAACATATACTACACATTCAAACCAATACTACTCGCAGGAGCACCACATGACAGACAGCAACGGCAAGATCATCAGATCAATCACGCAAGCAGCAGCAGGCAATAACAGCTACTACATTGTCTACTACAAAGACGGCAGCTGCAAGACATACACTAGAGCTACAGGGGTGATCACCAGGTGGTTCCAGAAGAATGGGTAGATAGAATGGGGCGGAGAGCAAAGACAAAGAAGACCAAAGCTGCATGGCAATGGTCAGGGAAGAAGCTCCGCGAAGAAGAGCGGAGACTCCGCCGCTTAGTAACAGAGCAGAAGCAGAGAGAAGCAGCTAGGTGGAAGCAGTACCGGGACAGTATCTATGCAGACTGGGATGACGAGGACGAGTGGGATGAACCGGTGCCAGATACTTCGTGCTCATCAGTGTCTGACGCAGAACTCTTGCACGAGCTATCTCGCGTTCAGCTCGAGATCGCAGAGAGGGAAAGTCATCTCGCGCGCGGGGAAAGGGAGACCGAAGAAGATGTGCACCTTGCACAGTGGTACGCAGAGCTAGTGCTAGAGCGGCAGAGAAGGAGGATCTAGGAATGGAACAGAGATACATTGCACCCGTGACCAGGTGGATACAAGGCTATAAACTACACCATGCTCTAGGAGCAACCTGTGTCCTCTTGGCAGCTGCTCTTTGGTGCATCCTCTAAGTACTTCGTGCCCGGGCAACTATGCTGGGATGGTGTAGCACAGCGTGCACACGAATGATCTGGTGGATAAACACTACACGGCCACCAGGTGAAACTACATCACACCAGTGGCTGCGAGGATCCGTTATCTCGTGCACATGGACAGTAATGATAATGGCGAAGTGTCTCGTGCCCGTCTCGTCCTCCATCCACTCTATCAAGAAGCCAGGCCGGAGGTGGGGAGTTAACTGAGGACGGGGAATGTAGGGAAGACTAGTCGGCATGGTCTTAAGTATCTTGTGCCCGGGCAGTCTTCGTATCTCGAGCACAAAAAGAGGGAGCTCCTCTCGGAGCTCCCCGCGGGAGTGGGTGTGTGGCTTAGGCCTCTGTGTCTGAGCTGTCTTGAGCTAGCTCATCCATGGCTTCCACGACTTGAGGCAGTTCACCGTTGAAGAGGTAGCGAGTCTGTGCTTTTGAGCCAGACACTGTAACCATCTCACCCAGTGAGGCAATGGCAGCTTTCATACGAGGCTTAGCCACACCGTTGCGGTACTTCTCCTCTTCCTGTGTCTCTTGATAACCGTGACAAGGTGCTGAGATACCCATAACTTCCTTGACCAGATCTGAGATGGCATAAGGTGTACCAGGCTGGGCAAAGGCTGTGAGATTGGTGGTGAGCTCTGCAACGATGGCTGCTTCTTCGCGGTCGGCTTCGGCTTGGATGATGCGTCGTTTGATGCGCTTGTGTTCTGCCTCTGAGATACAGCCGTTGCATAGCAGAGAGTTGAGGTTAGCGATGAGGGTCTTGGTTGTAGCCATAGTGGGCTCCTGTCTTTTGGTTGGTGGGTGGTGTCCTTTAAGCCGGTTTCCCGTTCCAGCGCCTCTGAGCGAGGTGGGCATATATATTATACACCACGGGGTCGAGTGTTACATTTTTGTGTGTGTCTTGAGTGGGCGCGAGATGCATTGTGGCGATGGGTGCAATGTGCTGGGAGGTGTCTAGAGGGCCGTTACAGAGCCCCCTTTTAGAGCCCCTCTCTGACCCCCTGGGCCCCCGCCCCTAGCGCGCAGCCCCCCTAAATGCCCACCGGCGGAGCCCCCTGGCGCCAGGCTGCCTAAGTACAATTTTTCTGCACGTCAACTTTTTGACCAGCTTACCGGAACATACGAACACGCAGCAGCAATTTAATTTACAGCCCTGTTTTCTGCGCGCCAGACTGTGGACATAAGGGTTTTTCTCACAAAAATTTCCGGAGAATATTCTGAAAACTTTTCCTAATTATTGTATAATATACAGAGGAAAATATGGCAGGACTTGACACATCATGGGAAACAGGCGACCGGGTCATTCATTTGGAAGACATATTCCGGTACCTAAATGTGAGAAGAAGACGAGTGCACCGGATGCCCGCTCGTTCACTCTATAAAATGTTGGGGCGTCGACTGAGTATACAAAAGCGGCGCATGAGGCGTGCTGATATTTCTGTGCCGATCATCCTTGTTGTAGACAGGGCGACTCGCCGACCTGAGGTCGTTCTGGACGGGAATCATCGGCTAGCTAAGGCAGTGACGATGAAAAGGGATATCCCTTTTCGTATTCTGTACAGTGATGAATACGATTTGTTGTTCGGATCATAAAAATTTCTCCGGGAAAATTTGACCAATTTTTAGATAATTATGCTTATATATTGGAGATGCAATGAAGATTACACGAAGTCAACTGCGAAGTTTAATTAAAGAGGCAATTAACGAACACAGAATTAAGCCCTCTGTTGCTAATATCCCGCCGGAACATTTAGATAAAATACACAGTCTTATTGATGGCGGTCGGCTAGCGCAGGCACAGTCTTTTATTGATGCATTTGGTGGTGATCCTGATTATGTGGATGATTATATCGCGTATGGTGAGGTGGGTGACTTAGAAAAATTAGGAAACAAAGCTTCAGATGTGATTGCCACGATTCCTAAAGATTCCTATGGTTTTTCAAAGTTAAAGGACATGGAACCGGTATACGATATTGATCAGCAGGCATATGATCTAGTCAAATCAAAAATTTTAAAAGATGAACAGGTGGATCCCGAATATTTCGACCGTGAGATGGTTCATAACCGGAGATACTACGGTAATAGAAATAGAGATCCTAGTGTTGATCGATCCGGATATTTTGAAGATGATTTTATTCGGTGACAGTGCGGCGAGGATGACCCCGGGGGCTTATACTCGTCGTTCATAGGGCAGGGCTAGCTCGCGCCAGTTGACACTGGCTTTTTATTTTCTCCGGAAAATTTGAGGAACTTTTAGATAGTTATTATCACTATGAGAATTACGCGCAGACATATAAGAAGATTAATCGAGGGAATGCTTAACGAGATGCCGATGTTGCAACCTGATCTTTTGCCCTCGGGTTTCTATGTTACGGTTCAAAAAGATACTTATGTGCCTGACATGTCTGACTGGTTTACCCATGAAGACGGCGGACCGGTCGATCCAATGAAAATGATGATGATTCATATACACGATCAGAGTGGAGGAATCAAGGCTGAATTATATATGAGATATTGGACGTCTCGGTATTGTGGAGGAACTTGGGAAGTTTATCGTGCTTATTTAAGAGGCGCACCTGACGGCACCGGTCCCTTGTTGTATGATATCGCAATGGATATCGCCGCTGATCGTGGGATCATGAGTGATCGGATGACGACGTCTGATGATGCAGCTAGAGTTTGGGAATATTACCTGGATAATCGGCCGGATGTCATAACTAAGCCTATAGGTCGATGTGTTGGGAAATGGATGAGAGAATTAGCTGAGGGAAGGCGTCCTGAGTTTTCTGAGTTGAAGTTTATAAAATCGGCAGGATCTCCGAGCATCATCGATGCCTTAGGCGACAAGATACGTTTTGGATAGGTAAAAAGTGAGTCATATATGAAAATAACACGAAACTATTTAAGAAGACTTATTGAAGGTGTACTTAATGAGATGCCCGCCAGGCAACCTAGTGGTCTAGACCCAAGTTTCTATTGGACTGTCCAAAGATTTTCTCTAGACGCAGCTGACGAAGACGAGTGGGACGGCATTACTGAGGGGATTGTTGAAACAGTACATATCACTGGTAATATGATCTTGCCAAAATGGGGTGACACTGAGATTGCACATTTACAAATGAAAAAAACAGCCGACTGCCCTCACTGGGAGATCAAGAACGTCTCCGTGCGAGGTGATAAGTTCTACAAAAATCACGGAATACGACAACCCCAGACGGCAAAAGACCTGGGCCCGATGATGTATGACATTGCCATGGAGATCGCCGGCCTGGCCGGCCTTATTAGTGACAGTAGTGGGTCTTCTGCTGATGCTCAAAGAGTTTGGAATTTTTATCTAGATAATCGGGCAGGTGTCGATGTCGACGTCACTGCCCTATCTCCCGGGACTTGCGGCCGCAGAGATCAATTGACTTTCCAGAACAGAGTATATCGAAAGAAGACGGGTGGCCCGAGTATAATTTCTGCCTTAGGCGATAAGATTAACTTTGTTTAAAGTAAAAAAGTGAGAGCAGCTCCGTGAGAAAATCTCATTATTTCACAAAAATTTCCGGAGAAATTTCGCAAAACTTTACCTATGTATACAGTATATAATATGGAGTAGCAATGAAAATTACAAGACGTCAGATAAGACAACTTATCTTACAAGAGGGTTTCCTAGACTTCTTTAAAAGAGGAGTTTTTCGAGACACCTCTGATCAAGATGAAAAGCAATTAATTACCAATTTAGATGTTGCATACGACGAGGCTGAAAGACAAGGCAGAAAACACAACCAAAGATACAATGATCAGTGGCCTATATCAGCGATTAAAAGTGCGTATAGCGGCCCATTTGAAATAAAGCATATTTCAGAATTATCGGAAAGTAGTCAACA